TTTGCTACCGTTTCGGTAGCAAATCTCCATTGTTCCGTATGATTGTTGATGCCGATCATTCCTTTCTGCCCGCCTTCCCTGAACAGCACTTTTGCAGCGATCAGGTCGGCGACGGCTTTGCGAGCATGGCAGGCGGGCAGGTTGCATATTTCCGCGATTTTGTCGGTAGGGATCGCCGCAACCCGCTTTTGATAGCCGTAGGTCATGCGAGCAACAGCGATGAAAACGCGCAACTGGCGAGATGTAAAAGGGTATCTGGCTATCGACTCCGCCAGATTATTAGCGATTCTGAAATAGCCGTTTTCGAGCTTTGCCACTCCAGATGCCTTAAATTCGAGAACGGTTGCGGTTGCGATTGGCGAGGGGCTCATACCCATTCCCTCGTCTGTTCCCGTGGCGTCAGTTCAAACACCCATTGCGTTTGCTTGAACGGTAGATCATGACGCTTCCTAACCTGTTCAGCGCCTAAATATCCTGTATGCTGGAGCTTCATGAAGCAGCGCACAACAGCTTGATTATCAGGCGTATAGGGAATCTGCATCACACCTGAAAATGGCCGAGCATCCAGCAGGCGAGCCAAAAGCTTGAGGTCTTCGCGGGAAAGTCGTGGGTCTTTGATCGCGGCGTTGAGCACGAGGGCGTTCTGTGCTAACCGTTTTTCGAATCTTCGCCAGGATCGGCGACTATCCAGGGAAATGACGTTTGAGGAACTCATGACAGACTCCTAGCTGTGAAGCCTGTCGTCATCTTTCCACGGATGGCGGCAGGCGGTACGAAGGTGGAAAACCAGCACTAGGCGACTGGTCAGGGATAAACCCTGCTCCGTACCGCCCACCATCGAGGGAGGGGGCACAAAAAAACGCCTCAAAGGGCGCTTGCGCGCCAGTGTTCCGGTTTCCACGCCGGGTCTCGGATTTTGCCGAGACATGAATAAGGTAGCGCAACGTGGGCATGGATTCAAGCGTCGGCGTCATGGGGCGAACAAGACCCGCTGTTGACTGGCGGGTTTTCTTTTTCCATCTCCTGCACCACGCGCATCAATTCCACCGCGCAATTCGTGCGCGCATAGGACCAGTCGCGCAACGATTGGCAGACCGACTCGGGTAGACTGCTCCGCGTCGCTTCGCGCCGGTCTTCCTCGGCCTGATCCAACCAACTAAGGGCAAGATGTCGGAATCGGCTCATTTGCCTGTGCCTCCACAGCGAGAATCAACCGGTCGAGGTAATGGGCGGCTTTGCGTAAATCGTCCAACCCGCCCTTGCCCGGCGCATGGGTATTGAATCGCGCCAAGTACTTGATGGTGTTGCCGAGCAGAAACCCCTTGAACTGTTCCTGGGTGAACCAAGCCTCCATGGCTTGCCAGGGCTGGATGGCCTGGCGCACGTAATGGTCGCCGCCGATCTGGCGTTTGTATTCTGAGTTAAGGTCGCTCACGGCAAACTCCCATTAGCTCGACCGGCATAGTAAGTCCCCTCGACCCGCCCGGACACCACGTAGCATGACGGCCAGTGGTCGATGATGCGCTCCAGGTCGAGCCATTGGTCACGGGGCGCGGTGCGCCAGCGCTCGACGAACGCCGCGATCTTGTCGCAGATACGGCAGCGTTCCGCCTCGGTGGTCAATGCTGAGGTGCTCATTCCGCGTCGCTCCGATCAACCCCTCTCCCACGGGGAGAGGGGCATGGTTGATGGGGATTACTCGTCGTCGTCGTCCGCGTCGTCGTCCGCGTCGTCGTCGGCCGGCCCTGGCCAAGCGGGCTTGAATATGTGGGCGCAAGGCGGGAATCGAACCCGCTCCCAGGCATGGTTTGCTCAACGCCATGCTGTACACGTTTGCCCATTTGAGCGTATGGGCCGTGTGTCGCGGCCCGAGGCCGCCGCTCTACCGTTGAGCTTCTTGTCCCATTGGTTGCCCGGCTTACCCGGCCGGGCGCGGAGTCTCGCACTGTTTCGCCTGTATTTCTCATCGCGGCCGGCCGCGATGCGTTCCCCGATTACCGGGCCACCAGTTAAGGGAGCGAGACCACACCCATCAATTCAGTTGCCCGGCTTACCCGGCCGGGCGCGGGTCCATCCCACCAACAAGAGGAACACAGCTACCGGTTTCGCTGATGAGGCCGGCCCCGGATGCCGGTCGGTTTTTTAGCCCAAGAGAAGCCCGGACAGCCGACAGTCCGGTAGCGCGCGGTGGTGCGCGAAAGTGGCGCCACAGCCCGGCGATCACGTCCCCACGCGCGGACTTCAACCAGGAAGGTTGAAAACCCAAGCTGGGCCGGGGCATTGAAATCATGCGGCGCGGTCCTGGTTCGCCCGCGCGTTCGCGGCGTTGGCGATCTGATCGGCCGCCCGGAACACCAGGTTGAAAAACTCCTGGTCGGCGGTGATGCCGGGAACCTGCCGAACCAGTTCGGCCAGGATGGCGATGACTAATTCTGACTGCAAGATCATGCGGCGCGGTCCTGGTCCTCGACCGGATAAATGTCCGGCCGCAGGACGTGGCGGCTGACGCCGGTTGCGTGCTCAAGCAGCAGCGTCAAGCGGGCGCTGGGTTTGCTGTGTCCGCCCGCGATTTGCCAGAGATAGTCAGGCGTTGTGCCTATCTCTGCACAGATACGTTGACGATCAGATGGCCTCGTGGCCCGAATCCAGTCTCTAAGGTTCATGATGCAATCTTAGCAACAAACTAAGGTATAACACAAGTATGCTCCAGTCCGTTCTCGCCCAGAATCTTAGTAAAAAACGCTTGCACTGAGCTTAGCAATATACTAAGATCATTTCAACCCGTCACCGGCTACCCTCCCAACCTTCATCGGGCTGGGTGGCTTCTTCAGGCAAGGCCGGCGGCGGGCCAATCCTTCTTTGGTGGTTGTTTCCCCATGGTGGTGTGTCCTAGTCCGCCAGCCATGGGGCTTTTTAGGAGACAACGATGAAGATGAATATCATCATCAGCAACGCCTTCTCCCTGTCCATGCTGGACAGAGAGAATCAGAAGCACGCGGCCGGCGACGCGGTTTACGAGAACCCGCGCATTCCGCGTCCCTGCGATTACCCGCAGGGCTTCCTGGCGGCATGGGAAAAGGCCGGCGCTGAAGTTGAGAGCGCCGTCGGCCACGCCGACACGGCGGCGGTGTTCTCGACCCTCCTTGGCCGCCCTGTACCGGTCAACCGGGTCAACATCAAGCTGACCCAAGGCGTCATTCTCCTGGTGGGCCAGTACATCGGCCCACGCCTGCCGGAAGGCGCGACCACGTTGCCGGAAGGCGCGCGGATCGAATGGTGGACGGTATGAACCGCTCCCCAGTCATCCACTTCACCGTCCGCGACCGCGCGGGCGACACCATAATCGAGACGGATTTCCCCCGTCTCGCCGCACAGCGCGTCATCCGGCGCGCGCAGATTCGGCGGTTGGACGCAGAATACTTCGACCACCGCGACCGGGTGGCTGCTATCGTGGCCAGTATGGATCGGCCCGTGCCTCGCCGGGCGATGGCGGTCTACCTGCCGGCCGCGCCCATGGCCACCCGACCCACGCGCGTTAACGCTACGCGCGGGGCGCTGCTGGTTTCCGCCGCTCTGGCTGTCGCCGCGCTCGTGCTGGTGGTGGTCGCATGAGCGCCATTTCCCTTCTGATTTACGCGCTGGCGGGCGCTGATCTTGGCGGTGATACCGCCTACCACAGCCGGATAGACGGGCTGGTTCTGCCGGTGGAGGTGACGCCGTGAACCCCAATGAGATTAAGGAGATTCTGGACAGCCATAAAAAATGGCTGAATACAGAGAAGGACGGCCATCGCGCCGACCTTAGCGGCGCCGACCTTAGCGGCGCCGACCTTCGCGGCGCCGTTCTTCCCAGAAATCTGAAACTGTTCCAAGCTGGCCAATGGACGGCAATTATCATGCCTGATGAGATATTGATCGGCTGTCAGCGGCACGGTGTAGCGCGCTGGCGGGAGTTCTCCGATGAGGAAATCGCGCGGATGCACCACAACGCGCTTCACTGGTGGCGAGAAAACAAAGCACTGGTCATGGCAATCCATGCCAGCTTGGAATCAACGCCATGAACCTCCAACGCCTGATGTACGCCGGGTACTACGGCGGTTCCGTGCTGAAAGGCCGGCCGCCGCAGATCGTATTGAACGCGCTCGAACAACGGTTCGATGTGGTCACTCGTCGGGTTGACGGCGCGCTCGATTTCGAGCTGCGCTGCTATGAGCCGGAGGGTGATCTCAGGATGAAAATTAGATACGGATGGATGGGCACCGGCTGGGTGTACGAGCCGGTGGCCGTTCGGCGCAATCGACCGGTCACGCGCCAGCCGGGGGACGTGATTTACAACCGCGATGGCTCTTGGCGAGTCGCCGCATAAAAAAGCCGTCTGGTGGTGGTACACCAGACGGCCTTGGAACAACGGGAGAAGGAGAGATATGCAAGCCAAAATTTTACGCATCCAATCGCCGGCTCGCAAGCGGCGCGAACAACCGGCGGCCGAAGCCTTGGCCGCTATCCTCGACATACTCCGCTGCATCGAGCGCCGCATCGAGCGGATGGAGCGGGTCGCGCGCCCGCTGGCTACGTGGGAGGAGGAGGGAGAATGAGCAAGCTGAAAGCGAAAGCCCCGGCGGCAGTAACGCCGGGCAAAATCAAGATGCTGACCATGGGCAAGTCAGGAGTCGGTAAAACCTGGCTGTCGATGGATTTCCCGGCTCCGTATTACGTCGATTGCGAAGGCGGCGCGCGGCTTGGGCACTACCAGGCCAAGCTGGATTCCAGCGGCGGGGCGTATTTCGGCGTTGATGACGGGGCGCTGGATTTTGATGCCGTGATCGCCCAAGTCGAGGCGCTGGCGACGGAGCAGCATCCGTACAAAACCCTGGCGTTCGGCTCCATCACGAAGCTGTACCAGCACGCGATAGCGCAGGAACAGGCCCGACTCGGCGATAAAGATGCTTTCGGAGCCAGCAAAAAGCCGGCAGTGTCGGCCATGCGCCGGCTGGTAATGTGGATTCAGCGGTTGGACATGAACGTTCTGTTCGAGGCCCACGAGGGGACGGAATGGGGCGTCAATCCACGCACAGGACAGCGCGAGGAACTGGGCATAATCCCTGATATATGGGACAAGCTCGTTTACGAACTTGACCTGACCCTTCGGATTGAAAAGCGCGGGCCGCAACGGGTCTGTGTCGTGAAGAAGTCCAGACTGACCGGCTTTCCCGAAGGGGATTCTTTCTCGTGTGACTATGCCGCGTTCGCGGAAAGGTACGGAAAGGATTTCATGGAAGCGGCGCCGGTTCCGGTTCAGTTGGCAACGAATGAACAGGTTGTCGAGATCAACCGATTGCTGGGCATCATCCAAATCGAAGCGAAAGAAATCGATGCCATGCTGCATCGCGCCGGGGCTGAAAAGCTTGCCGATCTTTCCACTGAAAAAGCCACCGCCATGACGGCGTGGTTGCTTAAAAAGGTATCCCCATGAAATTCACTCCCATGAGCGCCGAGGAAATCGCTCTGGCGGCGCTTTTAAACCCAGGCGTTTACCCGTTTGAGATCATCGCGGCCACTGACGAAATCAGTAAGGCCGGCAATGAGATGATCAAGATCAAGCTCAATGTTTTCGGGCCGGATGGCGCTTCAGTCCACGTGTACGACTACCTCATGGAGAAAATGGCGTACAAGCTTCGCCACTGCGCCGAGGTCTGCGGCTTGCTGGCGCGGTATGAAGGCGGCGAACTGGAAGCGGTGGAGTTCATTGGCCGTACCGGGTATGTCAAGCTGGACGTGGACCAGGGCGGGAACGGATATTTGCCGAAGAACGTCGTCAAGGATTACGTCACTCCAGAGCAGGAGAAAAAAGCCACTCCATCGCGCCCACTGAGCGCGGTGCCGCCGCTCAACTCGGCGGCCGGCAAGGCGGCCACGCGGGAGAGTTTGAAGAAAGCCGGTTTCGAGGGTGGGGAACCGTTTGACGACAGCATTCCGTTCTGACCTGACCAACCAAACGCAGCGCCAGGGACGGCGAGCATGGAGACGAAAAACATGATCACCATCACCCTGGATGAGCTAAGGAAAATCGCCTGCAAGGAACGATTGGCGATGTTTACCGAGTTTCTCGGTCCTGATTGGCCGAAAGACCGCCCTATTACGGTGGAACAGGGGTTAAGAGCAAACGGCATGGAGGATGTCCTTCAGATTCTCGCCAAGATGGGCCACTCCGCCCTCGTGGCCCGCTTCGCGGTGGATTGCGCGGCACGTGTTAGTCATCTGATGACGGACACCAGAAGCACAACGGCGCTGGATGTCGCACGGCAATTCCTTAATGGTGACGCCACCAGAGAGGAAATGACGGTCGCCGCCGATGCCGCCGCTGATGCCTCCTATGCCGCCTATGCCGCCTATGCCGCCGCCGATGCCGCCGCTGATGCCTCCTATGCCGCCTATGCCGCCGATGCCTCATCCGAATCCGCCTATGCCGCCTATGTCGCATCCGACGCCGCCGAAGCAGCCGCGAAAGCCGCCGGTGATGATTTGGCCGAGCAGGCTTGGCAACACCAGCGGTTGATCGAAATCACAGGGGGAACCACATGAATCACGATTTGCGAGTGGTAGCCAAGAATGGCGCAAAGCAAAGCAATACCGCCGCCAGTGCCAAAACTACTGTGCGTCCCTTCGATGAGAAGGATTGGTTGTCAGGTGATGTGGACAGGTATTTCGATTCAATCGGATATTCCGATCCGTTCGATTTAGGGGAATACGGCCATCCACACGAGTCCGGGCCAGACGGCCATGGACAATGGTGACAAGCAATGGACAGCGGACAGCGAGGATAAATAATCATGAACAAGAAGCAGAATCAACGAACAAGGAAAAGGCAGGGCGGAAGAAAAGAAGGTTTCGGCGCGTGCTTGAGTTGCGGAATCCCTCTCCGTGAAAAGGGCGGATTTCACGGAACCGATTTATGCGGCCCCTGCTGCACAGGAGAATCCCGGACAGCAGGAATGCTGTCCAGCGAGGATCCAGGGCCGGAGGAATGACCGATGAAATTAACCGACGACGTGAAAGCACAGATCGACGATCTGGACTATTTCAGCCTGTTGGAACGCTGGCGATATGCACCGCCAGGCGACTTAGTGTTTCAAGGCGAAAGCGGAGACTATTGGAGAGACCGAATGAAATATCTAGAAGCGCAGCCAGGAGGACAAGCAAAAGCCGTCGCGGCCAGCAAGCTGCTAGGGTGAGCCATGCCAATCCGGCCGGAAAATAAAGCCCGCTACCCGCGCGACTGGAAGCAGATTCGCGCGGCGATCCTCGAACGCGCCGGCCACCGCTGCGAGCAATGCGGCATCAAAAACCGCGCGTGGCGTAACAATGCAACGGCAATGGACCGAGGATGCCGGGTTGGCCGAGGCATGGATTTTGGACGGGAACCGGGTTGCGCGAATCGTGCTGACCATCGCCCACCTCGATCATACGCCGGAAAATTGCGACCCGGCGAACTTGCGCGCGTTGTGCCAGCGTTGTCACCTGGCCTACGACGCGGACCACCACCAGCGCACGGCCTACCGGACACGGCGAAACGGCAAAGCCGCAGGAGACCTGTTCGATGCCAACCCATGACGCGCTGCTCACTGATAGCCAAAGATTTGACCCCGCGCCCCGCCGGGCGTACTCTAACCCCGCTCCCGCAAAATCGGGAGCCGGGATTAGCAGACCCGGAACGGAGCGCACCAGCGCCCCATATAATGCCAGGCACTTTTTTTACGCCTGTCGTTCGTCAATGGTGGGCTGTGCGGGGAAGCCGCGAGGCTTGCCGGGTACTCCGTCCGGTCTGCTACCCCGTACAGTCCGCCGCCCAACAGCAGTAAGCGGCGGTCTCCAACCTGTTACGGAGTCCGTTTATGACCAGCATCATCCCCCTCAGCAACACCACTCCCACGATGTCCAGCCGCGAAATCGCGGAATTGACGGACAAGCAACATTCGAATGTCTGTCGTGATATTCGCACCATGCTGGAGCAAATTCACGGCAAACAAGATGATTCAGATTTGAATCATCAAGAAATCCAAGGTGTTACCGAAGAACGCGACGAGCGCGGCTACATCAGCCTCTACCGGCTTGATCGCAACCACACCTTCACCCTGATTGCCGGTTATCGCGCCGATCTTCGTTTCAAGATCATCCAACGATGGCAAGAACTCGAATCCGCCCCGTCCGGCACCTTTGACCTAGCCGTGATGACCAGCGCCGCTTTGCGGGAACTGGCGGCCAGGGTTGAGGAAGTGGCGACGCTCAAAGCCGCCGTCATCACGATGCAACCCAAGGCCGATTTCTACGATCACGTCGCCGGGAGCGAAGCCCTGTTCGACCGGGCCGACGCCGCCAAGTTGCTCCGCACCGGCCCCAAGCGCCTCTGGGCCTCGCTGCGGGAATGGAAGATCGTCCAGGCCAGCGGAACGCCCTATCAGAAATACTACGACCTCGGCTATTTCCGGCTGGTGCCCGTGCTGGTGCACAAGGGCGAATACAGCATCCCGTACCAGCAGACGATGGTGACTGGGAAAGGGCTAACGTGGCTCAAGGCGCTGATGGATTCGCAAGTCATGCCCGCCAAGGAACTGACGGTAGCGGGAGGTGCGTCATGAGCCTCACCGCATACCCAGATGTTGCCGTTGACCGTGAGCAGTTGATCGCGCGGATTCACGCCCTGCAAGTTGATTTGACCCTGCTGGCTGGATGGTTGGCCAGTGAATCGAGTCCGGCACTGTCGGAAACGGCGATCTGGATTATCAGCAACGCCAGTCACGACCTACAATCCAATACAAAGCCCCTCACGGGGCTTTTTTGTTGGGTTGACATTTTATGAGGATTAGTGTAAACCTGAATTCATATAGTTGTTTATACCTATCTCATATGAGCGAAGAAAAACAGGAAAAGCGGCGTCGCGGGCGCCCGACGAAGTACCAACCCCACATGCCGGACGTGGCATATAAAGCCCTCGTCGAGGGCGGAACCCTAGCGCACGTCGCTGTGGCTCTCGATGTTGATGAGCATACAGTGCTGGCCTGGATAGACAGACACCCCGATTTTTCCACAGCGGTAAAAAGGGGGTTGGAGCAGGCAAAAATTTTATGGATCGACGAGAAGATTTCAAAAATGCCGCCTGCGTGTTGGATTTTTTCGATGAAAAACATATTCGGCTGGCGGGATAAAACAGAAACCGAAGTCACCGGCGCTGGATTCATGCTCATCCAAAACCTGGGCGGAAAACCGAAGGAAACCACGCCAGATGAAACGGATTTATAACGCCGAACCGACCGGGGTTGAATTCCACGCCGACGAAACATCATTCGTTCGCGGAGTCATGGGGCCAATTGGCTCTGGAAAATCCGTGATGTGCGTTCAAGAAATCATTCATCGAGCCGCGATACAGCGCCCGGACGCCACCAAAACGCGCAAGACCCGATGGGCTATCATCAGAAATACCTACCCGGAACTGGTCTCGACCACAATCAAGACTTGGGCCGATTGGCTTCCCGAAAGCGTGTGCCCGATCACCTACGCCGCGCCGATTAACGGCCGATTCCGGCAACGCCTCGGCGACGGAACCAAGATCGACTGCGAAGTGCTTTTCCTGGCCCTAGACCTGCCGAAAGACGTGAAAAAGCTGCTGTCGCTAGAGCTAACCGGGGCATGGGTGAACGAAGCGCGCGAACTCGACAAGTCGATCATCGACACGGTGACGAGCCGGGTTGGCCGGTATCCGGCTAAAATGGACGGCGGCCCATCGTGGTCTGGCGTACTCCTCGACACTAACCCTCCCGACTCTGATCACTGGTGGTATGCGCTGGCCGAAGAAGACAGGCCGGAAGGCTGGCGCTTTTTCCGCCAGCCGGGTGCCGTGATTAAGCTGGACGATGGGAAATATATCGAAAACCCGGCGGCCGAGAATGTCAGTAACCAGCCCCTCGGACATCAGTATTGGATGCGGCAACTCGCTGGGAAGGACGGCGAGTGGATCAAGGTCTATCTGATGGGCGAATACGGCTCAGTAATGGACGGGAAGCCGATCTATGCCGGTTCTTGGTCTGACGCGCTGCATGTGTGCGACGTGGATTTAATCGAGCGGCACGGAATTTTTGTGGGCTGGGACTGGGGTTTGACTCCGGCTGCGATTATCGGCCAGGTGTCTCCACGCGGCCGGCTGCAAATCCTCGACGAGGTGATCGGCGATAATATCGGGGTACGACAGTTCGCCGAAGGCCATGTACTCCCCCTTCTGCGCGGGAAGTACAAGGGCTGCCCCGCAACGCATATCGGCGACCCAGCCGGCCGGCAACGCGCGCAAACTGATGAGCGCAGTGTGTTCGAGGAATTACTTTCCCTGGGTATTCGCTGCACGCCAGCCTCTAACAACAGCGCCCTAGCCCGCTGGGAGTCAGTACGGTATTTCCTGGGCCAGATGCGGGACGGCAAGCCCGCGTTCGCGTTATCCCCGAACTGCAAGGTACTCCGAAAAGGGTTTAACGGCGGCTATCGCTTTCGTCGAATGCAGATCTCCGGTGCTGAGCGGTACGCGGATGTAGCGGACAAGAATCGATTCTCGCATCCTCATGACGCGCTGCAATACCTTTGCCTGAACCTCCGAGACATGAGCGCCCCGCGATCAGATCGTGCGGCCAGCGCAAGCGCGTCTTTCCTACCCGCTGCCTGGGCGTAACCATGCTGCCATCCATGCCTCAATCGTTCGCGCCCGGTGGCACCGTGCCAGCCCTGGCCGAGTCGCCCGCGATCCCCATCATGAGCAATGCCGCGCTGATGGAGGCCGAACGGCTGGCCGAGGATCGATCGGCGCAGGACCGCGCTCCCGTAGTGTCGAGCATCGCCGCGCATATCCGGCGCCGGTGGGAAGACGCGAAACGCGCCAAGTCGGACATCGAAACCAAGATGCTCGCGGCGTTGCGTCAACGGGTCGGCGAGTACGAGCCGGACAAACTGGCGCAAATCCGAAAGATGGGGTCGAGCGAGGTGTTCGTTCGGCTCACCGACCAGAAATGCACGGCGGCGGCGGCTTGGATTCGGGACGTGTTGAGCCTGGACCGACCTTGGGGGCTGGAGCCGACGCCGAAGCCGACGCTTCCCCCCGCTGTCGTGGACCGCATCGAAGCCGACGCGATCCGGCAGGTGATGATGCAGGTTCAGATGGGATCGATGCCACTCCAGGGCTTTGATCTGAAGGGCGCGGTTGCGGAACTTGTCGAGAAGGGCGTCAAGGATGAGGCTCAAAGCCGCAACGCGCGGATGGAGAAGATCATCGATGATTACCTCCGCGAAGGCGGGTTCCGCGAACAGATCGGCTTGGCGCTGGACTGGGATTTAGTCACCTTCGGGACGGCGATCCTCCGCTCGCCCGTGGTCCGGCAGCGGCGCGACCTGAAATGGACCGTGGACGACATGGGCCAATGGACGCTTCAGGAAGAACAGAGCAGCTACCCAGCGGTCGAGCGTGTGTCTCCCCTGGATTTCTACCCGTCCGACGACGCCACCACCGTCGATGATGCGAGTTACCTCCTGGAGAAATACCCGCTCTCGCGCGCGTCGCTGGCCGCGTTCAAGGGTGTCGAGAACTGGAATGACAAAGAAATCGACGCGGTACTGACGGAATACGGCCAAGGTGGATTGCGCGAATGGACCACCACCGATTCAGACCGCGCGCTCCTGGCGGAACGCAGCGATGCGGGCCAATACACCGAGAAGATCGATGCGCTGATCTTCTGGGGGGAGTTGCAGGGCAAGCTGCTGTTGGATTTGGGCATCAAGTCGGTTGAGCCGTTGAGCGAGTACGCCGTGGAGGCGTGGCTGATCGGCGCGCATGTGGTTCGGGTCGAGATCAAGGAGCCGCACATGCTGGCCCGCCCGTACCAGAAGGCCGTGTATCGCCACCGCCCCGGTAGTTTCTGGGGGCTGGGCGTGCCCGAAGTCATGGCCGATGTGCAAGCTCAGGCGAACGCCGCCGCGCGGGCGCTGGCCAATAACATGGCGTTCGCCAGTGGTCCGCAAGTCGGGGTGGACGCTGAACAGATGCCGCCAGGTGAGGATGGGTCGCGGGTGTGGCCCTGGAAAGTTTGGCGTTTCAACACGGGAAAATTCGGCAACACCAACACGCCGATCACCTTCTTTCAGCCCGACATGCACGCCGCCGAATTGATGCAGATTTACGAGAAATGGACGCGCATCGCGGATGAGGTGACCGGAATACCGGCCTACGTCCAGGGCGACACGGCCGCGAGTGGGGCAGGAAAAACGGCTTCTGGCCTTTCAATGCTCATGGGCGCGGCCACGAAAACCATCAAAACCATCGTCGCCAACATCGACGTGGGATTGATTGAACCCATGGTGCGCGGCTTTTTCCGGTTCGCCATGCTGTACCATCCTGACGATTCGGCTAAGGGTGACTGCCAGGTAGTCGCAAAGGGTAGCACGGCGTTATTGGTCCGGGAGCAGGCGCAAATCCGGCGCAACGAATTCTTGCAAACCACGAACAACCCCGTGGACCTGCAAATCATGGGGATCGGTCGGCGCGCGGAACTGCTTCGCAGCGTCGCTGAAACCCTCTCCCTCTCTCCCGACGAGGTTGCGCCCACCCGCGAGGAGATGGAGCAACAGCAGCAGCAACAGGCGGCCCTGTCGCCACCGCCAGCCGGGCAACCGGGCGCGGCGCTCGGCCCGGACGGTCAGCCGGTCGCCGGGCAGGATTTCAGGACCATGACTACCGGAGGTTAAACAACATGGCTTGGCGCGAAGACGCGAAAATCACGAAACTGGAATCGGACACCCTGACCGCCGCCGCACTGACGGCGACTACGGCGGCGATCACTACGGCCACCGTCACCACGGCGGCGGTCACGAACCTCACCGTCAACTCGAAAAAGACCCCAGTGACCGCGACGCTGACGCCGGCGGCTGGGGCGGCCAACGTTACCAACGTCACCATCCAGTTGAAGGATGGCAGCGGGACGGCGCTGGCGAACGCGGCCATCGTGGATGTCTGGCTCTCCGATGCCGCGACCGGGCTGGGCATTACCGGGACGGCGGCCAGCGGCACGCCGGCGCCGACAACCGGGACCATCCTCGGAATCCTGACCGCGAAAAAGGCGTGGCGAGTCGTCTCGAACGCCAGTGGCGTGATCGTGCTGGAAATCACCGACACCGCGAAAACCGGGTTTTACGTGGCTGTCGGGGCAAACAACACCGTCATCGCCATTTCGGCGCAACTGGTCGCCGGCAATTACGGCTGATGAATCTGTCACACGAACAATTGTCGGAGTTAGCCCGGCTGGCGGAACGGCGCGAGTATGCCGTGCTGCTGGGGTGGCTCTCCGACGAAAGCGCGAAGCTCACGCGGAAAGCGGTCACGACTGCTGACGCGCATACGTGCGGGGCTGCAACCCTGTTGCAAGACCTCGTGACCACGTTGAGTACCGTGCAGAGCTTGTACCAACAAACGACGAAAACCGGAAACGGCTCGTCGATTTTCTAACCCGCGAAGACCCTAGAGAGGCTCGCAATGAGTGAATACACCGCCGAGATTCCGCAGCGATTGCGGGATGAGGAAGCCGCCGCCGAGGCCAAGCTGACGCAACTGACGGATGAAGCTGGGGAGAGCGATGAGACGACCGCTGATGAGCATGTCTCTAGCGACGTGACGCCGAGTCCACGAGACACGGAAGGAGAGGATTGGAAGCACAAGTACGAGGTCTTGCAAGGCAAGTACAACGCTGAGCTTCCGCGCGCACTGCATGATGCTGCTTATTGGCGGGATCGGGCCGGGCAACTGCAAGAGCAGGTGGATCGGCTGTCGGCCGCCCATCAGGCATCAGGGCAAGAGACGCCGGTTGAGGGAGACGACGATCTCAACGACTGGCTCGGCGAAGACGGGTCCAAGGCTGTCCGCCAGTGGATGGAGCGGCAAAAGGCGGACATCGAGGCGCGAGTGGGGCGCGCGGAAAGCGTGGCCAAGCAAACGGCCGAAGGGGCGTTTTGGAGCAAGGTCAACCAGGCGTTCCCGGATTACGGCCGCATGGTGCAAGACCCCGGCTTGAACCAATGGCTGTCGGAGTCGTGGCCAGGCGTCCCGGTGACTCGGATGCAGCAGGCCCAGCAACTCGCCGGGGCGATGAACGCGGATGAGTTCATCGCGCTCCTGCGGGCGTACAACCCCGCGAACGACGGGCGCCGCCCGCCCACCATGCCCAGTCCAACGCCCACCCGCGCGGCCGGGAGTGGAACGCCACCCCCGGCGGGAAAGAGTTTGACGCCGGCCGACATGGAAGCCATCGGCCAGCGTCTCAGGATCATGAAAAGCACCGGTCGTCATCAAGAGGCCGCTGCGCTGGAAAGAGAGTTTGACGCCGCCATCCGAGAAGGACGCATCGGCGTCTGACAAGTTGCACTGTCGTGAGACAGAGCGTTTTACCTTGAGGGTTTTACCATGGCTTACCCCGTTGCACCAGGCGGAGCCGCCTATACTGGACAGTGGATTCCAGAAATCTGGAGCACCAAGCTCAACGTCAAATTTTGGGATGCGTCCGTAAGCGCGGCCATTTCCAACACGGATTGGGAAGGCGAGATTAGGGATAAAGGCGATAAGGTCATCATCCGTCAGATTCCCGATGTGACGATTCGGGATTACGCCAAGGGCCAATCGCTGGTCTATGAGCAGCCCGAAAGTGATAACGTCGAGCTGTTGATCGACAAGGGCCACTACTGGGCGATCCGCATGGATGATGTGGACAAGGTTCAGACGGATATTGAGTGGATTAGCAAATTCGCTCAAGACGCCAGCGAGCAGTTGAAGATCAAGGTGGATACCACCGTGCTTGGCAGCATCTACGCCGACGTGGCCAGTACGAACAAGGGGCTTACGGCTGGGCGCAAGTCCGCCAGCCTGAACCTCGGCGTCACTGGGACTCCCCTGGCGCTTAGCAAGACCAACGTGCTCGATTACCTCGTGGACGCGGGGACGGCGCTGGATGAAAACAACATCCCGGAAACGGGGCGCTGGATCGTCATGCCTCCGGCCATGATCGGGCTGATCAAAAAGTCGGACCTCAAGGATGCCAGCCTGACCGGCGATGGTACGTCCGTGCTTCGCAACGGCCGAGTCGGCATGATTAAACCTTTGATCCTTCAATGAGAAATCATTGTCGAATAATCGGGTGAATTCAGGGAAAGCTAAACCGTGACGCTGTTACTATTTCCACTTAGCCGTTTTTGCTATAATGCTATCAGCATTATTGATGGCGTGGAGATCGTTATGGCTAAAGTAAAACGTATTTCTGATAAGTTGTGGACGGTATTGGACGAGTTCGTGCAAGACCACCGAAAGATGCTGACTATCGCATGTCCATCATGCGGGTATAAGTATCGAATTCGGAAAACGAACTATAGAGACGAACGCACTTGCCGCGTTTGCCGATTCGTGGCGAAAAATAGAGCCAGTTTCGGACAGCATCGCGGAGCGGGCGACTTAACCAAAACGTTTTATAACTATTTTAGATTTACGGCAAAACGGCGGGGTATCGAGTGGTCGGTCAGTATCGACTACCTCTGGAGTCTTGCCGTAAGACAAGAGATGAAATGTGCGTTGACTGGGCTTGAAATAGTGTTTCCAACCATAAGCAGCCCTTATGGCGGGTCTACTTTTGATCCCAATACTCAAGCGCGTCTGCGTAATGGCTCTGGACAAGTTGCTGTGGCATCGCTCGACCGGCTGGATTCCAGCATCGGGTATGCGCCCGGTAACGTCCAATGGCTTACCAAGTGGGCAAACATTATGAAGAACGGCCTCTCTCAAGAGGAGTTCATTCATCTCTGTCATCGCGTTGCGTCACGGCACGCCAATCCTGATCCAAGCCGTTTGCTGGGATTCCCTTACGGGAGAGATTGCAGACGGAAGGAGCAGAGACTAGAAGGTGAGGATTCCCATCCGATAACCCTTCCACGAGCGCCCGACCCCCTAACAGATGATGCTGAGGGGGATGATATAGTCCGACACTCCGAGGAAACTCGGAGAGTATTTGGTTAAATTCCAGGTACATAACAGATGGATCGTTTCACCATCTATTCCAGCAATCTGTTGACCAGCGCCAGCGACGGCGGCCACACCTGTTTCAACATGGTGTTCGGACACAGCAAGGGTCTTGCGTTCGCTGAGCAGATTCCCAAGGGCAAGATCGAGCGCCTGCGGGCCGAATCCTCGTTCGGCGAACTGGTGCGCGGGCTGTGCGTGTACGGATTCAAGGTCGTCTACCCGGCCGCGCTCGGCAATCTCTACGGCTACAAAGCGTAAGGTGAAAACATGAGCACCTACAGCGTAATGACTGGTAGCGGCGTTAACGCCTACAACGCCGATCTGGCGGGCATCCACTCGGTGACCGCGACCGTTGATTTCACTGCGATCAACAGCGGAGCCGGAACGGTCCAGAACGACATCATTCAGTTGATTCAGGTTCCGGCGAATACCCGCGTGCTAGGCGTGTTTTTCAGCGTCACGACCGCCAGTTCCAACATGGCTGACTTTGATATTGGCGACGGCGACGACGTGGACGGCTACGTGGACGGCGCCAGCATGGCGACGGTCAACGACGGCGCATCGTTTGTCGGCGCGACGACGGTAGGCACTCCCAATGCCCTGCCGGTGGCGGCTGCGTTCTGTCTCGGCAAGTTCTATACGGCCGCCGACACCATCGACCTGAAGCAAAACACCAACGCCACCGTCGTGACCGGCGTGCTGAAGGTCAAGGCGTTGATGATCGACTGCAACGTCTACTGAGTCGATGGCTCGGTATCTCCGGCAAACCCCGTCCGGTGACCTCTATCACTGGACGGCGCTTCTGGCGGCCCGACCGGATATGGAAGAAATTCCAGACCCGTTCGCGGCCGTTGCGGACTCCCCCGCACCACTCAATCCCGTGACGGACGAAGGAGCCACCGATGAACCTCTCAGACCTAAGAGAGGCCGCCCGCCGAAGGCTCGATGATCTCGCCGAGCCTTACGGCTGGGTGGATGACGACCTTGATGCCTGGATCAATGAGGCCATCCGGGAGGCGGCGCTACGCGGGCGACTGAATCGCGGCGCCGTTACCGTTCCGGTCGTGGCGGGAACCGCCAGCTATGCCCTGTCGGCAACGGTCGATTATGTGCATACGGCTAAGATGGCGGCGAACAATCTTGCGCTGGCGAGAACCAGACGCGACGAACTGGACGCCTGCGCGGGGAATTGGAGCACGGCCACTGGCACGCCGACCTCCTTTTTCATCGAAAACCGCACGCTAACCTTGTATCCGATCCCCAGCGCGAGCGGCACGCTGAATCTAGTGGTGGACCTGATTCCGTCCGCGCTGACGAGTGATTCGCAATCGCCTGGCCTGGAAACTCAGGACCATCTACCCCTGTTGGAGTGGGTCATGTATCGGGCGGGGCAGCAGCGCGACCGAGACGCCACGATCCCAAATCCAGAAATTCACGAAGCGGCCTTCACCCGCTATTTCGGCCCGCGCCCGTCCGCGATGACCCGGCGCATGTGGCTGGAGAGTGGGGCTACCACGTTCGCCAGACCGTTCTAGGAGTGCGCCATGAGAAAGAAAAAGGTCCGCCGCTACACGGCTGGCGGTAAGGTCAGCGGTCCCGGCACGAAAACCAGTGATTCCATCCTCGCGCGGCTCTCCAAAGGGGAGTACGTGTTGCCGGCCGAATCGGTGGCGCAAGTCGGGTTGCCCACGCTGGAGGCGTTGCGGCAGCAAGGCTTGAGGGCGCGCGCGGGCGAACTACCCGGATACGCCATGGGCGGTTTTATCGCGGACAGCCAAATCATGGAAGCCCGCGCCAAGGCCGACCCGCTGGATGTGGCCAGCGGGCGGTTTGACCGTGAAAATCCGATGATGCGGGGGATGCAACCCGGCTTGCCCCGTGCGGGTTCCTTCTCTGAGCAGACAAATCCAGTGATGGATGCGTATCGACAGGCGCGTTCCAGCGCCGACCCGCTGGACGTAGCTAGTGGCCGCTTCGACCGGGAAAATCCGCTGAGCCGCATGGTGCAAGGCGGATTGCCAAGATTCGATAAGGGGGGATTGGTCTTTGGCCCAGACGAGGAATGGGCGAGACCTTCTGGAGAATCGGCGCTTGGACAATGGTGGAGAGGCAGCCCTGCCGTGCAGAATTATGGAAAATATTCAACACCTCCCGACATTCCTTCCAGCACGCCGCGCCCGCCCCAGCAAAACCCGCTCGGATTTCTGGATCAAGCGCCAGCGACTCAACCCACCACGCAACCCGCCCCATCCGCCATCGACCACCGCGACCGTATGGCGATGGAGCAGGCGAACATGGGGCCAGCGATGCAGGCAGCCGGGTACACGCAACTGCCCGGCACGGACATCTACCGCCGCACGACCGCCACGCCGGGATTCGGCCCAGACAACCCCAACAGGATTCCAGGGCCAGGACAGATCGCCGGAACAACCACCTACACGCCACTGGGCGTTTCCGCAATCGGTGGCGGTCAAGGAACAGCCACCTTCCAGGGCTTACCAAAGGCCGGAGGTACGCTGTCAGTCATCGATCAGGGTAACGGCGGCACGGTGGCAGGCAATGTCGAAGCCATCAACCGCCAGACTGAAGCATTGCGGTCCTTGCGCGAAGCCAGGAACCCAGGCATCACCACGGGTCAGGCGGGCCGCGCATTCGGCGATGTCGTCTCCATCGGTACGCCGGGCGGGAATTACGGCGATGAGGCGATGCAGCGGCAAAAGGTTCTTGGGATGCTGGCCGACGCGGGCCGACCGGGAGTGACGAAGGCGCGGCGTCTGGCGTTGCTGGAAGGCGCGCAACAGATGGCGGGGTTGCCGCAACCGCCCGGTGTGACGCGCCTCCCTGCTGAACAGGGACCGCCTGGCATCGATCCGTACAAGCTGGCCCAATTGAACATGGATCAGCAGAAGTTCGGCTTGGATCAGCAGCGGTTCGGGCTGGATCAGGACAAGGCGAGACAGGACGCGGCGCTGAAACAGCAACAGATGGCCTTGGACGCCCATTTCAAGCTGCCCAAGGACGCGCAGGAAACGCGCATGAACCAGTTGCAGGGCGCGTATTACGACGCCGCCATGAAATCCGGTCCTGAATCGCCGGAAGCGCAAAAATTGGCGGCCATCATCAACTTGATCAACAAGGCTCGTCCGGCGCTGGATTTGAACGCGCTGATGCAGCAGCAGAAATAAGGGGATTCGATATGGCGAACTGGTGGGATAGCCTGGCTGTTCCTGACTCCGCGTTTCAGAAGCCAGCCCCCTCGCTGCCGACCCCCAGCCAGGGGGCCGGAACTCCCAGTACGCCATTACTTCCCGCGCCGCCGGCATCCAATGACTTGCTGGCTAGCTTGCGAGCCGGCCGGGATTCCCAGATTGCCGCGATGCAGCAGGCGGCATCCGCCCCCACTCCATCGTTGCCGGTGCCCACACAACCAAAGCCGGGCTTCGACCTTGGAAATGTCGGCAGCGCCCTGTGGGAAGGGGCCACGCAACAACTCCTTCCTGGCTTGAAAAGCGCCGCAGCGCAAGCCTATACCGGGATCAACCCGGTGGAGCCTGGCTCCCTCGCGGAACGCTGGATGGCGGAAGGTCGGCAAGCGCAAGAACAGTCGCAAACCCGACTTGAACAACTTCGCCAGGCGGGACAAACGGATTCGTCCAGCGAGGCGATTCGTGAGGCCATGCCCAGCCTGGGATTCAGCCTGGTCAACGTGGCCGGGGCGTTGCCGGCTGGGTTGTTGGCGGGTGCCGCTGGCACTGCGGCCGGCGGACCTGTCGCGGGCGGGATGGCTGGATCGGCGGCGGCGGGTTCCGTGGGCGCGGCGCTGGGCTACCGCATGGCTGGCTCGCAACTGCTCAACGACTCCCTGGCCGAAATGGAGAAAGCAAGCCAGACGCAGCGCGGACGCGGACTGTCCGCCGAGGAGCGCAACCGGGCGGTTGAAGCGTTGACCCCTATCGCCCAGGATACCGGGCTGTGGGAAGCAGGGCCGGAGTTCGTCGGCAACGCTATGATGTTCGGCTTGGGACGGGTGGCGCTGGGCTTCTTGCCGAAGCAGTCGATGGCGAAGCTGGCCCAAACCGCGCTGGGCCGGGCCGGCGTGCGCGCGGCGGCCGGTGCCGGGGCGCTGGGAACCGAAATCGGAACCGAGGGCATCACGCAGTTCAACCAAGGGCCGAACCAGCAGCGCGCGGACGCGGCGACCCAAGCTATTCTGGACGGCAAAGATCCGCAAGCGGCCATGGCCGGCGTAAAGCCGATGTATCAGGGCGTCGAGGGGCTATGGCAAGCCACGAAGGACGTGGCGCCCGCCACCATCGCCACCGTACTGATGATGGGCGGCATCGCCAAGCCGATCCACATGGCGGGGGCCGCGATTGAGAACCGCCGCGCCGGTAACGCGCGGGTGGATCAGGCCGAACAGGACACCGCCGCGTTGCGCGCGAACCTGGATGTGGCCAACGAACAAGACATCGCCCAAGCCCTGTCCGGGTTCGATCAACTGGAGACGCAGGGACTCCCAAAACACGCCGCCGCGCGTCTGGAGCAGGCCCGGCAACAACTGACCCGTGAACTGGAGTTGCGCGCGTCGCCGGAATCGCTGGCCGAACCGCTGGAAACCGCGCGAGGGCGGGCCGGCTATCTGGGGTTGGCGGAACGCGCCGACTCCTTGAGCGCCGAACAGCTTTTGCAAGCGGCCAGCCGCCCGCTACCACAAGATGTAGCGCCTGAGATCGCCAAGGCGCACAAGATATATGGTGCTGAACTCGCCAAGCGCCAGCAGATGGCGCAAGTCGCCGATCACTTGCAAGACCCCGACGCGGCGAAGATCATGAGCAGCACGCTGGGACGGATCACCAGCGGCAAGCCCTTGGCGCAGGGTGGCTACGGTTCCCGCGATTTCAATCTGGCGTCGCTCTCCGACGACATGTTGGAGCGGTATCGCCTGGCCGCCGATGTGCTGGGGCAGTCAGATACGGCATCCAATAGCGTACAGACGGCGCGCGATGCGCTGAATCAGGAAGCGGAACGGCGCGCGTCCGGGCAACGACGCGACCCGGAATCCATCCGGCTGTCGGAAACCGCCGTCAAGGTGGCGCTGGCGCCCGAAGCCAAAATGGCGGCAATGCTGAAGGGGCTATCGACTGAAGGTCTTGATCGAATCGCCGGCCGCTTGAACGAACTGGCTACTGCGAACCCCTTGTTGGCGGACAGAGCCAGAACCGTACTGGAGCAGGTCCGCCAGGCCCGGATGCAGCAATTCAATCCGTCAGGCACGCAGCAAGCCGGCATCACGGCGGCCATGCAGGGTTGGAATCAGGATCAGGGTCGGCCCGCTCAACCCGCGCCCGGCCTGCCTGGCCCAGCCGAGCAAGGCCAGCAGCCGCCCATTACTCCAAATATCCCGAATCCAGCCGCTACCGGGCAACCGATGTTGGCCGATGCGCTGCAACGCCAGCAGGCATTGAAGCAGGAAGTCGCCGGACTGAATCAGCAGCCCACGCCATCCTTGCCGGCACCTCCACAATGGGGCGGGCCGCTGGGAACCACCGAACTCCAGACGCAAGCCGCGCCCACGGTTGGGCCGGCGTTCGCGCCACAGCCGCTTTCAGGGCCAGCCGAACTCACCCGCCTGTTGGGCACGAATCCACCCGCGCCGACCCTGCCAACGCCCGCGCCGCCACAAGGACCGACTTCCCTGGCCGATCTGTTGGGCCGCGATTCGCGCCTGGATGTGGTTCCGCCTTCCGTCAGCGCGCAAGGGGCAGTTGCGCCACCCGCGCCCACTCCCCGTCTACCGTCGCTACCCAATGTCCAAACTAGCCAGACCGCCCAACAAGCCGCGCCACCCGTGGTCGTTCCCACCGGACCAGAAGGAGCGCGTGGAGCACGAGCGGAAGGAACGGGATCGGAACCGGGAGCGGCGGCAAGCGAAGGGCGAGCGGAAGTAACTCCGGATCAACCCGTAAAGATCGAACCGGCCGCCAAGAACATCTCGTTCGATGTCATTGTGAATAAAAAGGTCACTCGCGTCCATGATGCGAGAATTGTCGATCTTAAGCTTCCCGAAATAGTCGGTGACGAATTGTTTGCCGTTCATCCGGCGTTTGAAAAAGAAGGCGGGTTTGTGGTTTCCCACGTTGCTACCGGAGCAAGAATCGGCAGCCCGTCGACGACACCGGAAGGCGCTATCGAATACGCGAAGACTCTACTTCAAAGAGCCGGGAAACAACGCTTTGAAGAAGGCGTTCATCGAGTCGCCAAGAAAAGCAAGAAGTTAGGCTTACGAAATGAGATTCCAGGGGCATCCTCCGCCCCAACCCCCGCGCCAGAACCCAATGAGAAGGTCACTCGCGGCAAGCGCGCCTGGGAAATGACGCGGGACGAGTGGCTGGCCGCGACCCGGTTCTACCGTTCCGGGAAGGACAAGATGGCGGAAACGCCCACTGGCGAACGCATTATCTTGAAACGAGAGGCCACGGAAAAAACGTTCAGGGAAACATCGGCAGACTTTTTGAACAAGGTTCGCGGTGGACAGATCAGGGATGCCCTCGCTAAGGGAAAGCCCGTTCCCGCTGAAGTCCTCTCCGAATACCCAGATTTAGCCAGCGCCGTCCGTGGCGGGCCGACTGGCCGGGATTCGACCCCGACAACCGCCACCCCATCGCAACCGGAGACGACCCGTGAAAAAGGGAAAACCGAAGCCGCGCCCCTGCTGAATCAGGAACAACCGTCCGCAAGTACGGGGGCGGTTAAGTCCGACAAGCCAACCGCTCCCACTCAAAAAGTCGTCACCGCTGCCGGCAAGCCAGCGCCGACTTGGAACGAGGCGAATTCATCGCAGCGCGCGCAAATCCTGAAGGATACGGGCGCATCCGATGAATTCGCCCAGCGCAAGGCGAACGAGTGGACGACTTGGGACGCGATACCGGAAGGGCCGATCAAGAAGCGAATCCGTGACGTGTTGGAAGACAGGGCGAGCCAGGACAATGCAGGAAAGGAAACCACACCAGCGCCAAAGACCATCGAAACCCCAGCCGGCCCCGCCAAGGCGACGCCGGGCGGACCTGGAACCATAGCAATCGAGTTGCCCGTTGGGGCGACGGCCGCCACTCCAGCCACCGAAGCCTACGGCAAGGCCAACAAAATCTTTACCGAGGATGCCGCCGCCAAGGCGCGCGAGTTGCTCAAGCGCAAGCTGGGGCAACTGAACACGGGGCTGGACCCGGAGATGATCCAGGCCGGCATCACCCTGGCCGGGTATCACATCGAAGCGGGCGCACGGGCGTTCGCCGCCTACTCCAAAGCCATGATCGCCGACCTGGGAGAAGCGGCCCGGCCGTTCCTGCGTTCGTGGTACGAGGGAGTTCGCTACTACCCCGGCTTCGATGCGAACGGGATGAGTTCGGCCAAGGAAATCGATGCGCTGGCGGAACGAGAAGCCGACACCAAAACAGAAATCAAATCAGATCAAGCGCCGCCGACAAAAACGACCGGCTCGCGTGCCCTGGCAGACTTGATTAAGACCTTCTTGCGGGAAACGTCAGGAAATTTGACCATCCCCCAATTTTGGGGCATGGCGAACAAGGCGTTTGGAGGCTCGCAAGCGCAGGGCACGTACAACTCGAAAGACGCCTATGACGCCATGGAGCTTGGCCTGAATCTTGCGGTGTTGGCGGACGAGAACGCGCCGCTACGTGGACAGGACTCCGATCAGGTTCGTTCGGCCATCGGCTATCTGGAAGCACTGCAAAACCGCTTGCCGACCCAAACCAAGCGGGACGACGAACAGCAGAAAATGCAGCAGTTCTCGACGCCGCACACGCACGCGCATATCGTGGCGTGGGCTGCTGGGATCGGAAGGAATGACGTGGTACTGGAGCCGACGGCAGGGACCGGCAATCTCGTTGCTCATGCCAAGTTGTTTGGGCCACGCTCGGTCGTCGCCAACGAGCTATCGGAGCGCCGCGACGCGCTGCTTCGGCAGATTCCGGGCGTGCGAGTGTTCAATGAGAACGCCAACCACTTGAACGCCGTGTTGCCCGCTGACGTGAAGCCAACCGTGGTGGTGATGAACCCGCCGTTCTCGGCCGACGTGAACCTGCCTGGCAAAAAAGACCTGGAATTGGGCGCGACGCACATAGAGCAAGCCCTTGCGCGCTTGCAACCGGGCGGGCGCCTGGTCGCTATCGTCGGGCGGGGGATGGCGATGGACGCGCCACGGTTCAAGAAATGGTGGAACGACATTGAGAAGCGGTACAACGTCCGCGCCAACATCGCCATCAGCGGCAAGGAATACACCAAATTCGGCACCAGTTTCGACAACCGAATTCTGGTGATCGACAAAACCGGGCAGACCGGATTGCGGTCTAATATTGTGCAAGGCGAAGTGTCCAGGGTTGAAGAACTGGTGGATCGCCTTGGAGGAGTGCGTCGTGAACGAGTGGAGCAACAAAACGCCGCTGGCGCAACAAGCCAAACGGGCGTTGATCGCACTGAAAACCAGTCTGGAGCCGGGCAGTCCGTATCCGCTGCAACTGATCAGGAAGGGGTTGGAGGATCGGGAACTGTGCCCGGTGTCGCGGCAGGATCGGGCCGACCTGCTGGACGCGCTGGACCATCTGGACGGAATGCCGGAACGGGCGCTCGAACTGATAATTCGGGGGCCGGAGCCAACCGAGGACGAGGAGTTCGTTCCGATAGACCCGAACCTGACGCCGGAGGAGTTGATTCTGGAACTGGTGTTCCGGCTGAAAATCAGCCTGAACGCACTGGACGCGCTGCCCAAGAGGTCGGCGAACTAGAAACATCGGGCGCGATGGGTCCAACCGACGCGGAAGGGTTCGGCACGTCCGCGTTCGAGAGCTACCGCCCGACCACATCATTCAAAAGCGCCAAGCCGCACCCGACGCCGCTTTCCGAGTCGGCCGCGATGGGGTCGGTCAAGTTCCCGCCGCTCAACTACAGCCCGAAATTGCCCGCCGATGTCGTGAATGAGGGGCGCTTGTCCGCCGCGCAACTGGAAACCGTCGCGTATGCCGGGCAGGCGCATGAGCAGATATTGCCGAACGGCGAGCGGCGCGGCTTCTTTGTCGGCGATGGAACCGGCGTCGGCAAGGGCGCCCAAATCGCCGGGATCATACTGGACAACTGGAATCGCGGGCGCAAGAAAGCGGTCTGGATCAGCGAGAACTCCCCGCTGTTCGCCGACGCGCAGCGCGACGCCGAATGGGTTGGCCTCGGCAAAGATCGTTTGTTGTTGCAGGGGAAAATCAAAGGCGAGATCAGCGCGAAAGAGGGCGTGTTGTTTACCACCTATTCGACGCTGACCAACTCCGAGAAAGACAAGGACGGCAAGCCCGGCGCCAAGCGTATCGACCAGATCATCACGTGGCTGGGCAAGGATTTCGATGGCGTGATTGCCTTCGACGAAGCGCACAGCATGTCGAACGCGCTCCAGTCGAAAGGTTCCCGTGGCACGGTCAAACCCTCTCAGACCGCCCTGGCCGGCATCGAGCTACAGAAGGCGTTGCCGAAGGCTCGCGTGGTGTACGTGTCGGCGACCGGCGCGACTGAAGTCCGCAATTTGGTGTACGCCTCTCGTCTCGGCTTGTGGGGAGAGGGAACTGCGTTCGGCAGTGCCATCGATTTTGTTTCCGACATCAATGGCGGCGGTTTGGCCGCCATGGAGGTCGTCGCCAAGGACATGAAGGCGATGGGATCGTACACGGCGCGTTCGCTCTCCTACGATGGCGTCGAGGTCGAGCAGCTTGCTCACGAACTGTCGCCGGAACAGGCCAAAACCTACGACGAATTGGCGCGAGCGTGGCAAATCACGCTCGCTAACGTCGATGCCGCGATGGAAGCGTCTGGGTCCAAAAAAGACTCGCAAGCGCGAAGTTCCGCGCTGTCGGCGTTTTGGGGCGCGCACCAACGGTTTTTCAACGCGGTGCTGACCGCACTATCGGCGCCGTCGTTGCTGGCTGATGCCAAGCGGCAACTCGACGCCGGCCAATCGGTCATCATGCAGTTGGTCAACACCGACGAAGCCACGATGAAGCGGCGGCTCGCCCAGGCCAGCGACACCGGGCAAACCTTGGAAGAACTCGACCTGACCCCGCGCGACGTGCTGATGCAGTATCTTCAGCATTCGTTCCCGACCACGCTGTACGAGCCATACATCGACGACAATGGCAACGAGGGCGTCAGGCCGGTCGTTGACGCTTCTGGCAACGTAGTACAAGACCCTGACGCCATCGCGAGGCGCGACCGCTTGCTCGAAAGCATCGCCACGCTGAAAGTACCGGAAAGCATTCTCGACCAGATCATCAACCATTTTGGCTCAGATTCCGTCGCCGAGATCACTGGTCGCTCCCGGCGCATCGTTCGACAGCAGGACGGCACCGCCAAAATGGAGAAGTTGGGCGAAGCCAAGCGACGCGGAGACGCCGCCGATTTCGATAACGGCAAACGTCGCATTTTGGTGTTCTCCGATGCGGGCGGCACCGGGCGCAGCTATCACGCTGACCTCAGAATACCGAACCAGCAAAAGCGTGTGCATTATCTGGTGCAGCCGGGCTGGAGAGCCGACAAGGCCATTCAGGGGCTTGGGCGTTCGCATCGCACCAACCAGGCGCAACCGCCGCTGTTCAAGACCGTCACCACCACCATCAAATCGCAGGCTCGGTTCGTGTCGTCCATCGCGCGCCGCATGAACCAGATGGGCGCGTTGACCAAAGGCCAGCGCGACGCCACCAGCGGTCAGGGCATGTTCGACGACGACATGAACCTGGAAAACGAATACTCCCAACAGGCGCTAGTTTCGCTCTTTCACGCCATCGCGGCCGGAGAGGTTCAGGGAGTCACTGTCTCCGACATCGAACAGCAGATGGGCGTCCGGTTCATCGACCCAAAAACCGGCCAAATCCTGAGAGATAAAATTCCGAACATCCAGCGGTTTCTAAATCGTCTGCTGTCGCTGGATATTGCAATGATGGATCGGGTGTTCGACGAGTTCGACACGAGACGCCGGAACAACATCGAATACGCCAAGCAACAGGGTTTCTACGATCAGGGGATGGAAACCTTGCGAGCGATATCGGTCAAGAAAGACGAAGACGTGGTGGCGATTACCCACCCTGGCGGATCAACAACCCGCTACGTCAAGCTCACGGTGACGCACGAATCCAAGTTGTTACCGTTCGACTCGCTACACCCCGATGCGTTTTTTGCCCGAAACAAATCATCCGGCAAGTTGTACGCTTTCGAGCCGGCCACGTCGATCACGAACCCGGAAACCGGAGAACTCATCGAGCGCGTTCGGCGCGTTTCGCCCGACAGCGTTCGCTACATGCCGGTGCGCGAAGCGGGAGATCGAGAAAAATACGACCGTCTCGACCTAACGAACGCGCAGAAGAAGACCGAGTGGGCCAAAGAGACCGCAGCCACTCCGAAAACCTACGACCAAACGCTGCACCTGGTTTCGGGCGCTCTGTTGCCGGTTTGGGACCGTTTGCCGAGAGACGGCAGCAGCCGGGTCATCCGCGCGCAAACCGACACGAAAGAGCGGCTAATCGGGCGCGTGATCGAAAACAAGAGCCTGAAAGAAACACTGACGCGACTCGGAGTTTCGCGTGATGCGCCAAAGCTGGATGGACGACAAGCCATTAACGCCATCGTTCAAAACAACGCGACCATCGAACTTGCGAACGGCTGGAAGTTGGTCAGGCGCACGGTCAACAACCAGCCCCGCATCGAGGTTTTGAATGTCGAGACGTTCGGAGATCGCTCTGTGTTGATCGACATGGGCGCGTTTTCCGAAATCATCAACTATCAATCGCGTCTGTTCTTGCCATCGGACAACGCAAATATTCTAGATCGTCTTTTCGCGTCCAAGCCCGTCGTTGACGTGGTGGAACCCTCCATTCGCCGTTCCGTCCCCTCTTCAACCGCCAAGCCCGCCACCGTCGCCCATGCCCGCGCTACCCTAGTCAAGGCGTTGGGCGAAAAGCACGTCACGGCGCTGGAGCGGGCCGGGCGGCTGATGCTGCACGAGAAAGACCCCACCAAGACCGGAGCAGCGGGCTACGTGGATGGCAAGGGCGTGATCCACCTCATCCCGTCCAACATGGATCAGACGGCGCTGGACGTGGCTCTGCACGAAGCCATGCACCTCGCCCGTGATGATCGGTTCTCCGAGGGCGAGCGGGCCAAGGTGCGGCTGGCGCACGCCGCCTTGCGCCTGGTCGGACTGAAGAACTTCGTCGGCAATCCCGGCTTCAACGACCTGGTTCAGCAAGTGCGGCGCATGGCCGCCGAGGGCGACAAGACCGCGCAAGACGCGCTCGCCAAGGCGCGGCTGGAAGACCCGAACAACATCGACGAGGAAGCCATCGCCTACCTGGCGCAATACGCGGATGAGAAGCTGCCGCTGGTGCGCCGCGTCCTGGCCGCCATCCGGGCGGCACTCTATCGCATGGGGATCAAGGTCAACCTGACGCCGGCCGATGTCCGGGCGCTGGCGCTGTCGGCGCTCAAGGCGCAAGCGCGGGCGGCGAATCGGGAGATGATGACGGCGCGGCGGGTGGAGGCGTTCAGCCTGCCCACCACCGACGAAGACGCCGCCGAACAGGAACGCCTATGGGCCGAGTTCCAGGCGGTGCGCGCCCAGTTCCAGGCCCGCCAACCCAGCGAAACCGCCTTCAAGCGATGGTTCGGGAAGGGTACGGAAGGCATCACCGCCCGCGACGGCCAGCCGATCACGCTCTACCACGGCACCAATAACCCGGAGTTCAACCGCTGGGACGAAGGGCGCTCGGGCCAGGCCAGCGACCACCCCACGTCGGGACTGGGCTTCTTCCTGACTGCCGACCGGCGATCCGCCGCGCGGTACGGCTCGCGGTTGATGGAACTGAACGCCCGGATCAACAAGCCCTACTACATGACCGATGCCGACCTGACGAGTATCGAAACCGTCCAGGACGCGACCCGATTCCGTAAGAAGCTGCTGGCCCATGGCTACGACGCGGCGGTGATCACGGCGCCCGGCGGGGCGCCCTACGTGGTGGCGCTCGAATCCAAGCAGGTGAAGTACATCACGAACGAGAATCCGACCGACAGCGAGGATTTCAGGTATTCGCGGGCCAAGCGACCAACGCAACCCATGCTGTATCACCATACCAGCAAAAGCTCGCTTGTCGATATCGCGAACGATGGAATGGACGCGGGCGCTTTTTCGGAACGACCCATTCAGTTCCTTGGCGACGTTTGGCTCGCTGTCGCCAAGAAAGACATTCCAGGAATCGAAGACCTTTCAAAAGTAAAACACAGCTATGGAAATGAAGTGGCTTATGAGCCGACCTATGAAGCTGACGAATGGAACGACAAAACGATGGATTTTGAAAAAGTTCGTCGCGCAATTCCAAAAGAAAAAATATGGGTGGCAAACAAACAGGGAAACTTGATTGCTCCTCTGAGCGAATACATCAAGACGATAGAAGGCGAAACAAAATCTCGCTACTCCCGCCCTGGCCGGCCCTCGCTGGCGCATCCCCGCGAAGCCGCGAAGGTGCTAGGCGACATCGGCGAACTGCGCGACACCCTCAAGCCGGGTGAGAAGGCGCTGGCCACGCTGAACCCGGCGAACTGGCGGCAAATGCTGGCGGACCTGAAGGCCAACACCCGCCCGCAATGGCTGGGGCTGTTGACCCAGGATCACTTGCTGGAATTGGCGCGCAAACACCTCCCCAGCGGCGCGGTACGCCAGTTCGACGACGCCAGCGAACGGATGGAAGCCTACGAAAACCGGATGATTCAGGCCGAGGGGTTCCCGCTGGCCGACCGCTGGCAAACCTTGATGCGGAACAACCGGGCGCAGGCTGACGCGCTGGGCCGGGCGCTGCATATGAGTACGTGGCTTGGGGTGGACCCGCGCCAGACGGCCGCGCCCAAGGGCAAGCAGGCGGAATGGGTTCGCGCCAAGGCGGCGCTGGCGGCGCTGACGAACCCGGAAGCGCGCAAGCTGTATGACGACGTGCTGGGCTTCTACGCGAACCAGACGAAACGACTGTTCGAGGAACTGGAGCAGCGCATTCAGCGGCATTCGCTGCCAGACCCCGACAAGCGGGCGGCGCGTGACCTGCTGCGCCAGGAATTTGAGCGGATGAAGCAAGAAGGGCCGTATGTGCCGTTGATGCGCTTCGGCGATCTGACCGTATGGGCGGAGCCGCGCAACCCCGGCGAGAAGCCGGTGTTCGCCACCCTGGAGACGGTTCAGGACCAACGCGCGTTCGCGGACTGGCTCAAGAGTCAGGGATACCAGCCCAGGCTCGGCGTCAAGATGGACGAGATCACCAAACGGGCGCTGCCGGCGGGCGATATGGTCGGCAAGCTGACGGGCATCATCGACAAGAATCTCAAGGGGCCGCAGGCCGACGCCATCAAGGATGCGATGTACCAATTGTTCTTGCGTTCCCTGCCGGAGCAGGCCATTCGCAAGCACTTCATCCACCGCAAATTCGTGCCCGGCTATTCGGCGGATGCGATACGGACCTTCGCCACCTTCGCGCGCCGTTCGGCCAAGCAAGTCGCCCGGCTGGCGCATGGGGACCGCATGGGGGGCGCGCTGGATGAAATGGCGAAAGCGGTGCGGGATGGAACGGTCAATGATCCAGTGGCGGCTGGGCACTTGGTCAACGAGTTGGACAAGTCCTATCAGTGGAGCATGGACCCGCAAACCGCCGACTGGGCCAGCCGGCTAACGCATCTGGGCTTTATGTGGCACCTTGGAGCCAGCCCGGCGCACTTGCTGTTGAATCTGGGCCAGCAGGCGCAACTGACCTTGCCCTGGCTGGCTGGCGAACTGCATGACAAGAAAGGTTTCGCGGCGGTCGCGGCGGCGCTGGGGAAGGCTAATCTGGACTTCCTGCGGACCAACCCCTTCACCGATCCCGCCAAGCGCGGCGCATCCGCCAAGACCCTGCGCGCCCGCCTGGAAGGGGAGTACGGCGGCGATCTGGGCCGGGCACTGAAAGCTTTGGAGGAAGCCGGCAAAACCGACAAGTCGCAGACCTACTCCATTTCCGGCATGTCGAGCGAGGACCAATTCCTGTGGTCTCGGCCGTGGCTCCGCAAGATCACCCAAGGCGCGGCGTGGTTCTTCCACACGGCCGAGGTCATCAACCGCGAAGCGTCCGCCATCGCCGCCTATCGGCTGGGCCGCGAGTCCGGCATGGGGCATGAAGCGGCCTACGACTTGGCGCGGCGGGCGATCAACGAAACCCACTATGATTACGCTCCTTGCGTCGATACGGAAACTGAAATCCTAACGACCGATGGATGGAAAACCTACAAACAAGTTTTGGCAGGAGATACGGCCATCTCTATCGACTCAATGGGGAAAGCCATCGAAACTTCGGTAAGCGGTGTCAATATTTTTGAAGGCGAGCATGACGTTATCGAGTTTAGCCAAAGCAACAGACGATTTTCTATGGTATTAACGCCAAATCATGATGCTATCGTTCAAAGATTCGATAGAGGAGAATGGAAAAAGATCAAAAAGTGCAAGGCGTCCAATCTCAAGAGAGACGACCACATCCTTAGAGTCCCGCTGTCGGAAATAGAAGGAAGAACGGAAAAGTACGGGGAAGATTTAGCCGCTTTGATCGGATGGATCGCGGCGGAAGGATGGTATGGGAAATACCGAAATTGCAAGCAGAAAAGAGACGTGCGAATAGCTCAATCTCTCTCGCATAATCCAGAATACGCCGAGGAAATAGAAGGCATATTGGATCGGCTTGGCGGCCATTATCGCCGCTATCTGTGCCGAAACGATACGTTTGCGTATTACACGATAAGGAGAGAGATTGCTGATAAGGTGCAGGCGGCGATACCAGATAAATTGCTAACGTGGGAGTTAGCGCGCGAAATGTCGCCTAGAGAAATGCGGTCTCTGATCGACGCTTTCTCAAAGGGCGATGGAAGTTTCAGGGAAGCAACGTGTCGGATCAGCCAAAAAGAAAGAAGAAATTTGGACGTGCTGCAAGCAATGTCGGTTCTTTGCGGGGTTAACGCAACGCTAGCCGACAACGGCGGATGTTGTGCGCATCTGCATTTGCATAGCAGCGCGTTCAAATCTTCCAGGCGATCTTTTGTAAAGCATCTACAGCGAGAATATAGGAAAGTTGATACTGTCTGGTGCCCGACGACCGCGAACGGCATCTGGATCGCCCGCCGCAACGGGGCCGTATTCGTGACCGGGAACAGCAATCGCGCCCGCTTCATGCGCGGCAACGTCGCCAAGGTCATCACCCTGTTCAAGCAGTACGCGCTGAACACGTCCTGGCAGTTGGCCCGCAACGCCTACCTGTCGGCGCGGGGCGCAACGCCCGCCGAGAAGGCGGTGGCGCGAACCAAGCTGCGCGGAATGCTGGGCATGACGGCGCTGATGGCGGGCGCGGTCGGGATGCCGTTCTACAACGAACTGGCGTGGATGCTGACGCAACTGATGACCGCCTTCGGCGATGACGACGAGCCGGAATTGGATTTCGATACCTGGTTCCGTCGGACGCTGGACGATGCGCTCAACCCAACCGCTTCCGAAGCGGCGCGGCGCGGTCTGGTAAATGCGTTCGTCGGTATCGACCTGAGCAGCCGGATCAAGCTGGATGACCTGTGGTGGCGGCGCACCGAGGACGATCAGCACGGTAAGCAGGTGGCTTACGCCATGCTGGAACAGGTGGCTGGGCCAGTGGCGGGGTTGGCGGTGCGCGGGATCAGCACGGTGGACGGGCTGTGGGATGCCCTCATCGAGGGCACCAGCGCGCGCGGCGCGTCCACCAGGACCTTGGCCGAAGCGATGCCCAAGGCGCTCAAGGACATCAGCAAGACTTGGCGATTCGCCACCGAGGGCGCGACCACCGCCAGCGGGGCGCCGCTGATGAGTCGGGAGGAGTTGGGCGCGGGGGCCATCGTCGGCCAGGCCATCGGATTCCGACCGGCCGCGCTGACCGAACGGCAGTCCGCCAACACGGCCATGCTGAACCTGCAAGACCGGATCAAGCGGCGCCGTACCGCCATCCTGGATACCCTCAACATGGCGGTCTGGCAAGGTGACGGCGAGGTGATCGGTGCTCTACAATCCGACATTGCGGCCTTCAACAAACGCTATCCCGCCATGGCCATCACGGGCGACACGATCCAGAATTCCATCGAAGCGGGCGCGCGGCGGCGGTTGGAGTTGCAATTGTTCGGCGGGGCGCCGCTGGATCGACGGTTGGCGCCGATGCTATTGAGTGGAGAGAGAGAGGAATGATGAACGTCGTGCCATTGCGTCAACCCGATTCATCCGTGGTGGCGTTGTTGAAAAGCCTGTTGCGCCAGGCGGAAGCGGGCGAGATCGTCAGCCTGATCTATTCGGTGGAAGTCGCGGGCGGTAAGGTCGAGAATGGATACAGTAAGATCGAGGATATTTACTGCATGATTGGCCAGTTGGAGCGGATGAAGTCGATGCTGCTCAACGAACTGAACGGGCCGATGGAAGAAGTTGAGTTGAGCGAGTAGCGGCCGGCATGATTCCCGCGACCCTTTGGGCGGTCTTTCGACCCGACTAGCGGAACCATGCGGATTGTGGAAGTAGCGGCGTGAATAATGACGTGATGTTTAGTCATGCTACTGACTTGTGGAGCACGCCGCAATGGCTGTTTGACGCGCTCGACAAGGAATTTGGTTTCACGCTCGACCCGTGCAGCGACGGCACAAACGCAAAATGCGCGAAGTTCTATAGCATCCAAGACAGCGGGATGTTGAAGGATTGGGGTACTGAAACGGTTTTCATGAACCCGCCCTATAGCGAGTGCCAAAAATGGATGCGGAAAGCCTACGGCGCGGCGCAGGAAGGGGCGACGGTGGTGTGCTTGGTGCCTAGCCGTACCGATACGGATTGGTGGCACCGCTACGCGATGAAAGGGGAAATCCGCTTTCTTCGCGGGCGGTTGAAGTTCGGGGATTCGATGAACAGCGCCCCATTTCCAAGCGCCGTCATAGTGTTCAGGCCGCGAGCTTTTGTACTCACGGTTTGGGAACCGAAAGAGGCTTAACATGATCCCCGCGACCCTCTGGGAGGTCTTTTGCGCGCGCTGGCTGCCGGTGAAGCAGGCGCCGCCGGATGCGGCCGAGTGGCTGGAACGGGGGTATCTGATGCTCATCCCGCAGGGGGAATTGCAGGGGTACGCTATCGCACTCCCGGCGTACCGGCTGATTATGGGGCTATAGGCTGCCGACCACCCCGATCCCCAGCGGGAACAGCAGCTTATTATCCCCATCGAACGTCAGGGCAGCGGCCAGGCCGGGGATGTTGCTGTAGTTGCCGGACTGCCGGGCCAGCGTGGTGATCTCGCCGCCTAGGTTCACGTCCCGTTCCAGACAATCGTAGCTGAGGATGAAAAACTCCCCATTTTGGTCGAGGGCCATCCCAAATCCCATGTCGATGGAAAGCTGGGATTGGTCTGGGTATTGGATGTAGGTGTAGGAGGTGTGGGACGATGAGTGCGCCGTGGGCGGGTTGATGTACGGATAATCGACGTTGTACGGTGATGCGGTCACTTCGGTTTCGACCGGAGCAGCGAAAATCAGATCGTCCAAATACCACAGATAATCGCCGCCGTTGAACGTTGTTGACCCGCTGACCGTCGCTTCCATTGGGCCAGAAATGCCGGGCGGCCACGATGCGGACATGGAGCTTGATCCAATGGAGACTGCGTTGTTGGCGTACAAGACCAGCGTCTTCGTCAGCACGTCCAGGAATAGCACCCGTTTGTTGGTCCCGGAACTGGATGATTCCCCTTCCGACGATCTGGACGCATTGCCGCTATAAAGCACTTCCTGGCTTTGCGAGGAGGTTGATGTCGTCTCGACGGCGGACAGGGCGTAGCTAACCCCACCGATGATGATCGCCGCCGTGGTGGTGGTGCTGGAATCCGAACTGCCGCCGTCGCTGTAATCGCCTGGCGCGGCACCGCTATATTCCCCAGTGCTGCTCGATGTGATGGTGGTTCCAGCGACGTTTAGCCATGCAACCACGAGTTCGCCGTCTGGGTTGTAGGCGCACGCCAATGGAATCTCGGCGTGCGTGGCATCCACCACCCAATCCTGGCTGCCTGATGAAGTCATCGTTCCGTATCCCGGATAAACCAGCGTGCCGCTCGCCTCGCTCGTGACGGTTCCGACATGGCGGATGTAATACGCTCCGCTTTCCGATTTGCTGGCCGAAAACGTCCCGGATTCCTCGTTGTAGCTGATGCTCAACGTCCAGATTTTGTATTCCGTGTACCTCGCGCCGCCGCCCGCCGGGGAGTCTTTCGTGTACGCAACGATGGTTGAGCATTCCGTTCCATCGGGATGAAACCGCCAGGGCCAGCGCATCGCGCTGGTGTTCTCGTCCCCGACCGTCGCGGTCCAGATCGACGTTTTCGTGGACAGGTCCGGCGGGTGGACGGTGACATCCCACAGCGTCGCGGTTCGGGCCGCGTTGGTCAGCACCACTACCAAAATGCGGTCGGCGGTGACCGGGTAGACGCCGCCGATAACGGCCGAGTCGTCGGCAGTAATTTCGTTGTCGAAATCCCCGATGTCGTCATCGGAGTAGCTCCACACCCACTGGGAATTACGAAAAACGCAGGGGGTGATGGTCGCCGTTGCAACGATAGTGGGCGGGCCAGGATCGTAATAGACCACCACTTGCAGCGTGCCGCCGGCCAGGTACGGGGTATGCCGGGCGCGATAGGTGGCATCCCCCCCTAGTGCGTAGAGTGGCGCGTCGCCGTGCGGCGAATGCCACCACGACCAGACCGCGCCGCCGGACTTCGCGTAGACCGTCTGGTTGCCGAACCAAATATCTCGGTCCATGACCAGCGTGCAGCGTTGTTCCTGGGGGTTGACGGTCAGCGACGCATGGGGGCGGTGGTAAATGTCCCACCAGAAATTAGTATCGACCCCCTCATCCGAATAGTAGGAGTGCCGTGGGTAGTAATACTCCTCCTCCACCTCATCCATCGCCACTCGCGCCGTCGCCTCCTCGGTCGGGAACCACCAGCCTTGGGGCGCGGAATCGGAGTGGGGATGCAGCGCAAAAACGATACTTCGGGCGGATGGCGCGCTCGCGGCCCGACAGTCGATCTCGATGACATGGATACCGCTGTTCGTGACCACGCGGATGATGGAGCCGTCCGAGAGACGCACCGCCCGCGCCCCTTGGTCGATCCCGCCCAGCGCCAGCCGGGACAACAGACCGCCCAGGATCGTTTGGGCCAGCGGCAGCAGGGCCGCCGCGAGCCGAGAATCGCCAGTGAACCGCTTGATGGTGGAGTCGGTATTGCGCGCCGAGGAGGTGTCCCGCGCCGTCTGCTTCCATGGGGCCGGCGCCAGGTCTGAAATGGCGCGTTCCAGTGCAGGGGGGTTCCGTCGGGCCGAAAAGAACGTCCCCCCGTCGTCGCGCCGAGCCATCAAACCGTCTCGTCGTAGTAGTGCGTCTCTTGGTAGGACGAGGACGAGGACGAGGACAGTCCGGTATTGACGTTCATCGCCGACATCGCCGACCCGGACAACTGCGCTGCGGTCCTGGCGATACCATCCAAGGCATCCTGCGCAATCTTGGCCATGGTCAAGTCCTTGGTTTGCGTCAGTTCCTTGTTTTTGAGTGCCACGTCCGAGTTGAACTTGCTCAAGTTCAGGCGGTAGTCCATCCCCTTCAGCACCCAATCCGTATAGCCGCCCTCGGCGATGACCTCGGCTTTGTAGATTTCGGTATCCAGCCCGCCCGCGCGCACCAGCGCATCAATCCGGCCCAACTCGGTTTGCAGTTCGGCCTTGTACTGTTCCACCTGCGTTTGCCAGGCGTCCAGTTGCAGCTTGATCCCGGAAACCTCGGTGTCGGCGATGATCTTGGCCGCACTCACTTGGCCATTGTAGGCATCGACCCTTGCGGCGAACGCCTTGGCCTGCGACTCGAACAGATCGGCCTTGGTCTTTTCCGCGTCGGCGGCGATGCCGTAGGCTTTCCAGCGCGTCTCATAGGCGCCGACCTGGGCGACGTAGATTTTGACCTGCTTCTCGGCCGCCTCCAGCTTCGCCAGTTCGGCCTGTAGCCGGCCGTTCGCGGCCTCGACCTGAGTCTTGTACAGCGCCGCCGCGACGTTGAGCGCCTCCCAGCGGGCTTTGTAGATGTCGATGTCCTGCTGGTTCAACTGCCCGATCAGTTTTTGGGCGTCGAGTTCGGACTTGTAGACCTCCAGCTTCGCCAGTTCGGCTTGCAACTGATCCTTGATCGTCTCGAACTCGGTTTTCCACCCGTCCATCTGGGTTCGGAACAGGCTCAACGCCGCTTCCAGCGCCTTGATGAGCGTGTCGATCTCGCCCTGCGCGATGGCCTGGACGACGGCGCACAGTCGCGCCCACGACTCCCGCAGCATTCCCTCGTAGGCGATTCCCTGCTGGATGGCGTAACGCAGGTTCTCGATTTCCAGCTTCGCCTCTTCCAGCCACAAATCGCGGTTCAGTTGCGCCTTCTTGTCGCGATTCAGTTGGCGCACGGCCGCCAGTTTGGCCTCCAGCGCCCCGCCCGGCAGGGTAAAGCCGCGCGACTGCCAGTCGGTGAGGGCTTCGGTTTCCGCCTGCGCCGCTTGCCGATCCTCGGCGGCGAACGCCCGGTCGCGCAATCCTTGCGCCACGACGGCGGGAATACCGATGGAGTCGCCCGCCAGCAACTCCCCCAACCGGGGACACAGGTTCGCCAGCGCCGAACACTGGCCCACGAAGGCCGTCAACTGTTGGTTGCTTACCGTGTACTGCTCGGCGAACAGCGCCGAGAAGTCCGGCAGGTCCGGCAAAGTCGGCGCCGTTGGCTTGGCCGCGCGCAACGCGGTAATCAGGGCGGTGATGGTCGAAAGGTCAACGCTGGGCGGTTCCGGCAACTCGATGGCGCGGAGTTCCGGCAGGACCGGCGCCTCATACTCTGGGGCATCCGGGTATTCGGGAACCTCAATCGGAGCCGGGTCGCTGGGCGCAACGGGCATCGCTTCAGACGGCGGCGACGGCAACCGCAACTCCATCGGCTCGTCGGTAAATTCGGGCACGTCCGCCTCATTGAACCGATCCACCAGCCGATCCACCAGATCGGCGATTTCGGCGGTGGTCGTGGTCGCGGCGGGCGCGGATGGGGCGGCAAACGTGATCGGAGCCGGGTTTGGCGGAGTCGGCTTATCATATCCGTCGCTTTCTTCCGGGTCTGGGTAGCCAGGATCGGAACCCACCCCGCTGTCGTTGATGCTCGAATGAAACGAATCCGCAATTTCGTTCAGCGCGTCGATGGCGGTCCCGAACGCGGCGTTCGCGTAGCCCTGGAACGTGCTGATTTGGTCCTGCACAATCTGATTCGTGGGTACCCAGGGCATTACCGCCTCCTACTAAGCGACTCGACGGTGAGTCGCAGTTGATCTATTTCAGCGGGACCAGCGCCAGCCAATGCGAGCTGGTAATACACCGATGACACGCCCTTACCCACCTTGATGACACCATCGCGGTAGGTGGAGCGAGCCAATGGGGGCAGTGGGTACGGCCAAGCGGTGCGGCTTCCGTCTCGCGCTGAGGTGATGGTCAGGGTGGTATCGCCCTGAGTCCGCGCCATGACATTGACATCCTGGATGCGCTTGAGGAGGTCGGTCCCCAGCGCGGAAAAGCCCGTTTGTATCCTCCAGGCAACCGGGCTATCGTCATCCGTCTCCGCGTCCAGGGCGTACAGCCCATCGGGACCGGCCAGATACAGTTTTCCGCGAAACGCCGCCACCCCGGACACAGCGGGAGCGAGGGTGTAGGTGCTGACCGCTCCGGTTTCCACGTTCGTGACCACGATAACCTGATAGCCGGTATCGACCAGCGTGTCGCTGAACCCCAGGGTATCGACCCATTCCGCGACCAAAGCCAGCCGCCCGTCCAGCGTGTCGCTGAACGTGAGGGTATCCGCCAGCGCGGGCGCCACGCCGGCCACGGAGCCAGACAGCGCGTCCGAGAAGCCCAGGGTATCCGTGGATTCGGCCACGATGGAAACGACGCCGGTCAACACGTCGGAAAAGCCCAACGTGTCGACAACCACCGCCATCAGGCACGACCCGATTTCATCACGGAATCCCAAGGTGTCGGCCGTGACGCTGGTGATCGCCAGATTACCGGTTAGCGTGTCGCCGAACGCCAGGGTATCCACCAGCGGCGCGGCGGTCAGGTCGGACGCCAGCACGTCGGAGACGCTGAGGGTGTCGGTGGTCGTTGCGGTCCAGTGCGCCGCGAGGGCGTCGCTGAACCCAAGGGTATCCGCCGTGACGCTGGTGATCGCCAGGTTGCCGATCAGCGTGTCGCTGAACGCCAGGGTATCCGCCAGCGGCACGGCCGACAGGACGCTGGAAATGGCGTCGGATAACGCCAGCACATCGACAATATCGGTATCGGCCAGCGCCCCTAGCGGCGCACTACCTAGCGGCCCGTCGCCTAGCATGATTCCCCCGGCTTAGGCCGGCTGGCCTAGTTCGATGCCCTTGATGGACGCCACCCAGCGAATGGTTTTATCCGCCTCGCCGGTCACCCGGATACAATCGGCGTCCGCCACATCCAGCGTAGCGGTCCAGGCGGAAGCGCCGGCGCTGGCCGCCAGCGTGGTCGTGGTCACCGATCCAATCAGGGTGAGGGTGGGAGTCGTCGCGTACTTAACCAGGAATTCCAGCCGAATCCATTTCGAGTCGCCGACCGTGCCGCTGGTGCCGGCGGTCTGCCGGGCGACGACATCGACCACGTAGGCGATGGTGGCGTCATACCCGCTGAACGGAACCAGCGAGGTATCGGTGACCCCGGTTTCCGTGGCGTCGGTCGTCTCAACGGACAGATTGCTCAGACTGTGCTGCGTATCTCCCGGGTCGGCCGCCGCGCCGTTTGAAAACAGCACGCCCTTCCCGTGGCGGGCGCGAGTATCCGCGCCAAAAGAAAAAACCTGATGAAGTTCGGTTTGCAGGTCGTGGTTGTAGCCCAGCGCAACCACAGTGGTAGACGCTGGGTCGTTCACCAGATTTTGAGCGCCCACGCACAACACCCACGTCCCTCCTGCTACATCATTGTTCTCCATGCCGCCAAAGGCGCCATCGCTCCCGCCCTGGATGCAGGACAACATCTGATCGGGGAAGATGCAAAAAATCTCCTTCGACCCGGCCGCCCAATTGACCGCACTTCCCGCATTGGACGATGCCTTAATGAAGTCACGGGACAGGGAGTTTCCCGATTCGCTAAATTCCCCGACGGCGATTTCCCAGTCCACCCCGTTCGTGCAGCAGTACGTGGTGAAATCGCCGTCTACAAATCCGGCGCTGGCGAAGGTCTGAAACCCCACTGCCGCGCCGACGAGAACGTGAGCGGCCGTTTCGTCGCCGACGGTCAGCGTGGTCTCTTTGACGCGCGGAGCGTATCGGATGGCCATGGCCGCCCCTTAGCTGTTGGCTAGGGTCAGGGTGTACTTGATCCCCAAGGTGTCGCCGGTCAGCGCCAGGGTCCGCGCGGTGGAGTATTTGGCGGCGGCCAGGCAAACCCCCGTGGTTCCGCCCTTGGTGGAGAGCGACAACAACCCCAGCCCCCAGATGGTGACGCTATCGACGGCGGCGGTGATCGTGGCCGGGTTGGCGGTGTTGTTGGTGGATTTGCTGGCCGGCGTCGATTCCACGAACGCCACGCGGGTCGATTCGCTGTATTGCGTGGTCAACTCGGTTTGGGTGGACGCGAAATTGGCGGCGGTCAGGGTGTCCGCCACCGCGACGTTGCCAGAAAACGGCGCAACGTAGAACGTGGTGTGCTGCGTGCCGTTCGCAACCCCAGCACTCAACAGGTAGTTGCAGCCCTCGGTGGTAATCAGGTTCCGTGTCTGGACCACCCCCAGGCCATCCGCCGCTTCGCACTCGAACAACCCGCCGATGCGGGCATGGCTGATGATGATTTCACCGTCATCGTTGCGGTCCCATTGGTGATTACAAAACCGCCGTCTCAGTTCGCGCCAGTTCCGGGGATGGAGTTGCTGGATCAGGGATTGAATGCTGGAAGCAATGCCGAAATTTCCAAAACTCATTGGACTGCCCTCGCTACAGGATGCCTCACGGCATTCATGTGGTCTCGATTAAGAATCAGTGGCCTGCATCGGCCCGGTCAACGGGTCGTCAGACCCAAGGATGGAAATCAACTGCCGCAACCCATCGCGCGCGTAATAGCTGTTGGCCGCCGTCGCGGCGGTCCCAGCGGAAAATCGCCCCCCATGCGGGCGCACGATTACCCCGCCGGGTTTTCCGATACACAAGAATCCATCCACATCCCACCAGGCGCATTGACGGGTCGGGAATCCGGCTTGTCCTTGAAACGCATCCGTTGGCAGTGGTTCGCCGCCCCCAGCCACCGCGCCCACGGTGGACACCAGCCGTTGCGTCATCTCGCCAGGATGGCCGCCTTGCAGATAATAGGTCCGGTCGGCCAGGCCGACATAGAGGCCATCCTCCGCCGCGCCCAGCATCCGCACCGCCGACTCGAACGAGTAAAACCCGGTCGCTGGGAAAAGCCAATGGGGGGAGCGTTCCGACGTGTACCAAACCGTGTCGCCGCTCGCGCCCAACAGCCGTCCCCGGTACGTCAGGAGGCGGGTAGACGGGTAAGGCTTCACCGCCAGCAGCGATTGCAGGCGCGGACCGTCGGGCGTGACCGTCGCCAGCGTCACCGATGCGCCAGGATCGACGGTCGCCACGCGCCGCAGTTCGCCCGATTCGCCGTTGGGCGGCGTCAGGTAGAAAGCGAATTTGAAGCTCGCCGAAGCGGAAGGAGCAGTGGCGAGAATGTTCCCCGCCGCCGTCAGCGTGACGGTCGTGGGTTCCGCGGCGCCAGACTCTATCCCAGTCGCCACATGCAGAGCGGTCATGGCGATGTGATAGGTCGCGGCCGGCAACGCGCCCCCGGAAACCACCGTCAACGGCGGAACAGCCGGCGTTGCCAGCCCCCAGGGCGCTACCGTCCCGTCAGCCTGAACGCGCCCGATGCTGCTCCCGTCGGACCAAAAAATATCGCCGTTCAGTTCCGCGTAGGTCACGGGGCCAGCAACCGAGGTGATGACGGTCAGCGATTCATCGGCGGACATCCGGCAAAGCGAGCCATCGCTGACCAACAAAACATAATTGCCGGAGGGATGCGCGAAGAGCGAATGACATGCAGCCGAGTTGACCTGCCTGCCCCCATTCCGACACAGCAATCCACCATCGCGCGTCACGTCCAGATTGATAATCTGGCGCGCGGTTCCTTCTGGCAGCGAATGTTCCCTGGAGCGGTTATCGGTCCCCAAGGGGAATTTGAGGGTGGCGGCGGTGGCGGCCATTACGGTGCTCCCAGCAAGGGCGGTAGCTCAATTGTTTCCTCGTCCACGCTGTTGAAGATCACGGCGCTGCCCGCACCCCGCGAAACCAGATACCTAGCTCCAACGCCGCGCAGAATTTGCGTTGAGGCCATCCCTTCAGCATCCGATGTCATCGTGATCGACGCGGAATCCATAGCCCCGCCCAACGCATTCTTGATGCAACGGAGCGTAATCTTAACGCCGGCCTCTGGATTCCCGTAGTGGTCATAGCACGGAATCCAGACCGTTGTTTGCCCCGGACCAGGCGACGGGATCACTGCCACCGGCCCGTCTGGCACTTGCGCGGCCAATCGCTCCTCCATCGCCGTGATGCTGGCCAACTCGTCCGCCAGTTCCACGCGCACTTGCGCGGCAATCTCCGCCTCAGTGGGCACATCGGGTCTTTGGGTCAGCGTCGTGACGGTATCGACCAGGGTCACATGCGCGACCGTATCCGTAACCGGGTCAAAATCATGCAGCGCCGCGACCGCCGCGCCAACCGCCGCCACGTCGCCCGATGATGCCGGGCTAGACGGCAAGTGATCGGTTTTGAGCTTCGTTGCCAGTACATTGTCACGAATACCGGCAAGCGTCCAATCCAGCCCGCCGGGTATAATGTCTTCACTCGTTATTAATGTAACTGGTGTACCGAATGTCGCTCTAGTTGCAATGTCCGCCGATATACTGGCTCCTGCTGGAGCGCCAAGCCGAGCAAAAGCATCTCCCGACTGTGGTTGATGCGTGCCGCTACCCAAGGTGCCGACGATACGAGAGAGCAGGGTCGTTGTGCCCGATGTATCGCCGCCTGTGTAGGCATCTTCGAACCAGCATATCCACAGCACGCCGGGCGAGCCGTCGCCACCGGCGCTGTTTCCAGATCCGCCACCCCCGCCACACCCATAACCTCGCGCAGCAGTACCGGCGGCGCCATTTGACCCGCCAATTCCGCCAAAATCAGTACCATTTGATGCCGCGAATGGCCCTATGCCGCCGTGCCCACCGCCGCCACCAGAGGCATTGCCTGTCGAGTTAGGGGTGTATACCCCTGACACGATACAGGCCGCTATGCGTGCCCCTCCACTCTGAGAGAGCGCCCCGCCCGCCGTGCCTGAGAAATAAAATAGATTCGCAGCAGTGGCAAATTCCGCTGCCATATAATCCGCGTATAGTCCAGACGCTCCATAGGCCCCAGCGGTTCCGTAAGGCACCGCCCGTGCCGCGCCGCCCGCGCTGGGTGTTCCTTTTAGGCCGCCGACGGCCCATAGCCCACCAATTAACTGCGTAGTACCACGCAGTATTTTGGTTTCCCCCCCATACGTTCCGTCACTACCAGCACTGCCTCCAGCACCACCAGCGCCAATGACGAGCGATAAAGACTCACCCACGGTTACGAACAGCGGAAACATTCGCAAGGCAAGTGACGGACCACCGCCGCCACCGCCACCGCCGGGAGTTGGATCACCGCCGCCACCGCCACCGCCACCGCCGCATCCGCTGACAAAAATCAGCTCGGCCGGCGCGGTGATTGTGGTCGTGCTGGTGTACTGTTGCACACGCCATCCCATGTCAGCCTCCGATCTCGCGAGCACGTTCCGGCGTCAGGATACCCAGCGCCACCCCGGCGGCGATGCCCTGTTGCACGAGTTGATGTTGCCGATGGACGGTCGGCGCGGCCTCCAAAATCAGCAGCAGGTGATCGATGGTCGCGTCCGCTTCGCGCGCCGCCTTGTATCCGCGCCACTCATCGGGCGTGAACAACGCTAGGAATTGGTAGGTTGGCAATTCCTCCCACAGGGGCGGGCTGGGCTCCGGTTCCGGCTCGACCAGTTCGCCGCCGATCAACCGCCAGCCGGGTCCGGCACGGTCGTGTTGAGAGATGGCCATCTCCGGGAAAATCGCTGCCAGTTTCTCAGCGGATTCCGCCTCGACCGTGTTTTCGACGCGGCCGGTTTTGTCGATCAATGCAAATCTCATGGATGACCCCCGCGATAAACCAGCAACTCATATTCCTCATCCAGCACTTCATAGGCGATATTGCTACCTATAATCCCCGGCGCACAAGTATCCCGCGCATCCACGACCCAGCTATCCCACTGCCACAGCACCAGCCCTAGAGCGACTGGGATCGCCGCCGGGCCGCTCCCAGCCATGACGCCGATATTCCACAGCGCCGCGCCGTAGCCCGCCACTGTCAGCCCCATCAATCCCGGCTCGCAAACCTCGTTCGGCGTCTGCTTGACCGCTTGAGTCACGCCGATTTTCACCGCCAGAATCGCCGGCCCGGACAGGCCAGAAAGTAGCGGGTTGGCTTCGGCAAACCCGTTGGATAGAGCAACCCATGTGGTCGCGCCATCCGCAATTTGGGCGCGGTCGGCATGGGCGCAGCCCAGCAACCAGGTCAGCAAAACCGCAACCAGCGCGGAGCGAATCATTTTCCAGCCCCTTTGTAATTGCACGGCATGGGCGGCTGTTCCAGCGCCGCCACCCGCTCACACAATTCCTGTCCGTCGTCGGCAGTGAAACGGGGTCCGGCGTTAATAAACCGGTGCAACTGCCAAATCTGGAACGCCAGCGACGCGGACACGATCAGTCCCAACAAAATCCCTGCCGCGAGTTTCATTTGAAAAATCTCTGCATGGCGTCCCACGCGGTGGCCCCGGTTGAAATCGCCGCCAGCGTACCTACCGCCAGCACGATGATCCATTTCAGCATTACCCCGCCTCTCATCACCGTTTGCAGCGTATCCATGGTAGGGCCGTACTGTGTTTGTCGCTCAATAATCGTCGTCATTTGACGGGACATTTCAGTTATCATCGCGGTCATCTCGTCAAAACGATGCTCTAGATGGTCAATCCGTTCCTGGCGCTGCCGGTCCATCTCGCGCCGCATCAGCACCAGCTCATCGCCGCCACCCTCAGCCATTGACGCACCTCTTCTTCTTAATACCAAGCCGGGCCGCCATGCAGGCTACCTGTTTGGTCGTTGCGCCGCGCCGGACTTGGCGCTGCCCCGTGTTGTTGTGGTGCCTGCGTGATTTCATACTTTGCCCGTTTTGAGTACGGCTACTTCAATTACTAGGTTAAGCAGCCGGCCCGGTACGCCGTCAAACGCCTCGCGCAACTTGGCCTTGGCCATCTTCCGCTTCTCCTCACCGGGCAAATCGGCATCCAGCAACGCAGTCACCGCCTCCAGCGCCGCGTCCCACACAACCGCGCCCGCGATAGCCTTGATCGCCTGTACTAGCAATGTCATCCAAAATGCGTTCATTCAGCCTCCAACATTCTCGTCAAAGCCGACGCCGGGTAGATTTGCACGCTGCCCTTCTCGTACATCGATTCTACTGCATAGCCTTCCTGAGTCAGCGAGGATTGATACCAGCCGACGACATGCCCGCGCCACCAGCCACCGCTAAGCTTTCGCACGCAGTCCCCGTGGCGGAACTGGGTATGGGTAGGAGGGTAAATCGGCATCTCAATACCTCCTCGCTGATCATTCCCCGCGAGCATAGCCCGGTGGCAATTCTGGCACTTCGGCCCAGTACAGGGGCGGATTACGATACTCCGACATGGTATACCCAGGCAGATTCCACCGGCCATTCTCATGCCGAACGACCGTACATAGATGCACGGTCGGCCAAAACCCAAGAACCACCTGACCCACGACGGGCGGGGTTTTTGCAGTTTCCGTCCACTCAATCATCACAGTACCCCATCACAGTCCCCGCTCGTCATCACCTTAAACATCAACACGATCAGCCCGCTGATCGGCGCCAGGCCGACCACCACCAAGACGGGCACCCACCAGCCCGACAGCCCCCACGGGTCCAGGCTGTTACCCAGCAGGACGGCTGCGGCCAGCACGCAGACCACCGCCCAGGCCGTCGCTACCCAAAACAGGTTGATCCCGAAAATCATCTCAATACCTCCCCGCGATTAGGCCGATGGGTCCGCAGCAGGCGAAGGAACATCCGGGTTGATGTCATCCAGGGCTTGCGCAATCAACTTGAGGTCATTCAGCGCGGTAACCGCCCCTTCTGGCAACTCAATATCGTTCAGAGCCTCCGACAGCTCGCCGATGCGAGCGATAATTTCCGCATGCGCCTTTAACAACTGGGCGGTCACGCTGTCCAGTTGCCCGGTCAGTTCGTTTAACTTACTCATGATTCGCGTCTCCATGGAACAAAGGGACTGGGAAATAGCCTCGTGGGCGGACCGCCCCAGCGATACAGTCAGCCACGTCATAACCACATCCATCTCAATATCTGAATTCGCACCGCATCCCGACGCTACCGATCACCCCATCCAGACTCGTTCCCGCCGTTCGGCTGGGTAATCGAGTCAGGTCCAGGGTTGGCCGGCACGGGCTGGCGCATCCTATCAGTAGCGCGCACAGAGCCAGCGTCAGCCCAAGCATCACCAGCGTCAGCCCGGCCTTGCAACTCATTCGGCGGCAATGCGGGCACGGTTTCGTCATCATTGGTTTCTCCAAGTCTATCCGGCAGAACGATCTTCAGGACCGCATCCACCCCGTAAACCGCGCCCATGACCAGGCTTATTTGATCGGCGGTCAATTCAGCGCCCATCCACCAAAGCCCGGCGATAGCGCCAGCGGCCAGGGTGCCGGCAATGACCCCGCGTAAGGTTGTGGTCTCTTTCCCACGCGCTTGTCGGTAAGCACGAAGCGCGGTGAAGATGAGCGAGAGTTTGTTCATTATTTATTCCTGATTACATCCGCAAGCTCAGAGATAGCTAAAGCAACATCGCCTATTGCTGACGCGATGTCACTCGCCGATGTAGCCAGTTCTTTTATACACATTCCGTGGGCTTCAATCGCTCCAAGATGTGTTTGGGCATCGCCATTGCCAAGATATTTCAATCCATGATGGATATCATTTGATAGCTTAATTAATGCGTCAACTATGCCCATATCTCCTTCTTGTGATGAAAGACACCTGAATAACAATTGGTCATTCTCCAATTTGAAACTCATACGCACCTCAATTCATCGGCGGTCAATTCAGCGCCCAGCCACCAAAGCCCGGCGATAGCGCCAGCGGCCAGGGTGCCGGCAATGACCCCGCGTAAGGTTGTGGTCTCTTTCCCGCGCGCTTGTCGGTAAGCACGAAGCGCGGTGAAGATGAGCGAGAGTTTGTTCATTCTTTAACCATTGCCATTGTGTTTACCCTTTGGGGAATCGTCCCGCTCCAGCGTTTTCTTGAACCCCACATTGCCGGCCACATGGAACACGATGACCCCCTCAGGTTTCATGTACCCTGGAGCCGCCTGGCTTCCGCGCAAGCGAAGATCGGACACGATCATCCCCACATTCAGGTTATCGAATAGACCGCGCCACAGCACAGGGACTAATCCGACGCAGGGCGGCAATACGTCCTGCATTTTGACGACGCGCGGATCAGCGGTCGGAATGGGTTGTGGTTTCTGGCCATGCAGACACCAGCGGATGACGTTGAACAAGCTGAACCGCTTATCGCCTTTTTGCAGGCCATAGCCGCGCTGGATACCGCTCCCCCACCATTCTCCGAAGTGAAGACCCGGCCCCAGTTCTAGCAGTTCATCCTGGTGCTCATACGCCCATCGCGCGAATCCATGGTTATCGTTGTCTGGCGTAATCCAGCGGGTTCGACTCCCCACCAGAAATTCACCGTCCTCGCCGATATGGATCACGCCGTTGGTCCCGTCGATTTTTTCCGTGACGATCACCTCCCGGCTGAATCGGGCGATTTTCGGAAATTCCTGAAAGTTGATGCTGTTCATGGTTGTGCTCCCGTTTTCCGTTCGATCACCGCGCCGATATCCTGCCAGTCACTATTTCCCGGCGTCAGCCAACTCCACAGCCACGCCAATTTCAGCCGCCAGATCGGCCAATCATCGTAATTTTTCACGTTCATAAGCAATCTACCTCCCACGCATACCCCTACAAAAGAACTCTATGCGCTTAGGTTTTTTTGGCGAATAGCCCTGTAGTTTCAGCTTCCAATAATAAATCCATGCGAAACAACGGAACCGAAAAAAGCGGCTCATCGCGGCCGCGCCCGTAGCGCCTGATCCAACCGCAGGCGCAGGTCGAACCACGCGAACAGCGCCAAATTCGGGCACGACTCAGAATCAGCCGCACAGGCGGCGCTGATGCCGGCGACTCGGTGGCCGTCGGGCAGGGTCACGGTCAGCACCACAAAATCATTGCTGACCACCTGAGCGGCCGGCGTCACGTAGTCCAGGCCGCCCACCCAAATCGGGTTGAGCGCGGCGGGGTGGATCGGAATCCGCTCGGTCGGCGGCGCTGGATACGGCGTCACGCAGCCCGGCCCGAAGCCGGGCAGGCAGTCGTCGGCGATTGACAGACTGGACAAGGCCAGGCCAGCGACAAAAACCAATTTCTTCAACATTTTCACAACACTCCTATTTCGCTCAAGACCAACAAAACCAGCGCCCAACCACCCCACGCCAACAGCAGCAGTGGAAACCCCCACGCGAGACACGCTTTCATCATCATCACCGCTTACTCTCCCTCTCCATCGCCCCTAGAATCGCCGTATAGGCGCGCTTGAAGCGTTCCAGCCCGTGAGTGCCCCCATTAACAGCGCGGCGCGCACTGGCGAAATCAGACGCCCTCAGAGCAGTATCGATCTTCTCGGCGCGGTCGGCGATGAACATCGCCAGGATTTGCGCCGCAATCTTCGGTTCGTTCGCAAGGTCAGGCTCGTCCTCAAGCGGCTGGTAGATGCGCTGGCCATAGGTCCGGTAATTGGCCCGCCCGGTCAGTTGCACGAATCCTCGGCCAGGAAACCGCGCGCCGTCACCCGGCTGAACGTTGCCCAAATCTTTGCGACCTTCGTACGTGTCGAATGGCTTGCGGTCGGTATTCCAGATCGACTGCATTTCCCGCAACGGGACAAACCCAGCCGTTTCCGCCGCGATGGTGGCCAGCGCGAACGCGACCATTCTGGGAGACTCTAGCATGGCCTCGCGCAGGGCTTCGCGGACATACGGCCAATAGTATGCGATATTTTCACGCCGCGCGCCCGGAAACGCGGGCATGATTTGGTCAACGGTCAGATCGAGCGGATTCATGACGCCATCTCCTCAAGGTCGTGTTGAGTAACGTCTTTGGCAGACGCATCCAGCACATCCAGCAAAAAATCAATGTCGGCCCGGCTGGCGTATTGCCGCCAGTGCGCGCGATATTCGAACAGAAATTTGCGCAAATCACTGCGTTTGATGACGGTTTGCTGTCGCAATCCATGCCGCGCCCGCAACATTTTACGCTGAATCCAGCTTTTTACGACGTTCTCGGCGACGGAAAGCCCCGTCGTGATTTGCTCAACAGTCAGCAGGTCAACTTCATCAAACCCATCGGCGCGGTTCGGCCACGCGCCCGATGCGCGTTTTCGCGCGATCAGGGATCGAATCTGATCGTGCGTGCGCGAATAGCCTTTTTGAGCTAAAACCTGGCGGATCTTGTTGAGGGGCATCGTCAAATGATTGCGGACGATTCGCACCTCAATATCATCCTTCCACGCCCGATCCGCACCGCGCGTGCGAGACAAAAGCGACGGCATTCCCAACTTCGCCGCCTCCCGGCTAATAACTCTTGCCGGGATGCCGAACTCGTAAGCCAGGATTTTGTTGCCGGCCGGCTGGCGCTTTTCGTACACCTCACGAATCCGCGCTTTCTGCTCATCGGTCAGTCGAAACATATATTTCTCGACCGTGACGCCGATCTCCCGCGCGCGTTTAATCAGCGCGCCGTTCTCAACCTTCCAGGCCGCGACTAATTCCGCGACCTCGCCATGTTTGCGGTCTGGACGATAGAGATGGCGGATAACCGCGTCGTGCGCGTCAGTCCACAGGATTTTTCCGTACCGACCCCGTTCCGGCGGAGGGATAGTACTCATCGGGTTCCCCAGTTTCCGCGGTTGGCGTCCTCGGCATATCTCCTGACCCGTTCCAGACGGTCAGTGGCTCTTTTTTTCCCGTCCTCCATCCACGCCAGATCCTCATCGGTGATTCCTTGATTCGTCTGCTTTGGCGGCTTTTTCGGCTGATTTGGCTTGCTGGTTAGCGTCCAGATCAGCCGGCCCGACTTCGGCGATTTGCCAACAGATCGGGAAACATCGCCGGCCCTAAAAAGGTTAGTCAGTACGCTAATAACCGCGCGTTATTCCATGCCAGTTTGACTAGCGATTTCCGCCGAATTTTTCGGTCCGCTCTTCAGGCATTCCGAAACGGCGGCGGCCCGCCGGTTACGTTCTGTTCGCGTTGTTCTGGTTTTCATTCCCCACACCAAATAGCGCCATTTGCGCTTCGTCGTAATCCACGATCACCGCCGCGAGGCCGTTGTTGCTCCGCACCGTCGTCAGAAATGCAACCTGCTCCGGGGTCGGTTTTTCACCCGGCCGCTTGACCTCCAGCGCGAAATACCGACCGTCCGGCAACTGCCCCTCTAAGTCAGCCTTCCCCTTGCCGGCCAGTGGCTTGCCGGCCAGGTGCAACAGGTAAAACCGCAAAAACCGGCCGGTGCGGTCGAACATCCC